TCATGCGACCCCGGCCCGACTTACACCCGGTCCGGACTCTTCCCGGACTCCACCGGACTCCCCCGACACCATCCTGAGCTGCGCCTGACCAGGCACAGCGCCCTCGAGGGCCGCGAGCACCTGGCCCGCGTAGTCCGCCGAGGCGTGCGTGTAGAGCCACGTCACCTCGCCCGCTCGCTCGTGCCCGAGGATCTCCTGCGTGATCGCCTCCGGCACCCCGAGCGCATGCAGGCGGGAAGCGAAGGTGTGCCGCTGGTCATGGAAGTCCGGCCACCAGTCCGTCCTCTCCTTCTCCTCCTTCTTTATGCGCCCGGTCTCCGGGTCCTCGACCTCCTCGGTCCAGGTCTTCACCACCTTCCGGGCAACCCCGGCCTTCTCGATCGCGTCGACCCACCGCCGGCGGACGCTGCTTCGACGGAGCGGCGCCCGGTACCGCTCGCCCTCGCCGCCGGCCCTCTTCGAGCCGCGGCGGATCGCGTTCCGCCCGTGGAAGACGAGTTCTTCAGTACGCAGGCCGTCCTCCGGCTCGGACTGTGTCCGGCTCGCGTCCGGCTCGGCGGACCAGAGCTCGCGCAGCAGCTGCACGGCGGTCTCCGTCAGCGGCACGGTGCGCAGGCCCGCGTCGGACTTCGGGTACGCCTTCCTCTTGACGTGCCCGCGCGGCTCGATCAGGACCTCCCGGACCTGGAGCCGCCGGGAGGCGAAGTCGACCCGGCACCAGCGGAGGCCAGCGAGCTCACCGAAGCGCAGGCCGGTCTCCTCGGCGAGCTGCTGCACGGGCCGCAGGTAGTCGGGCAGCTTCTCGCGGACCAGGGCGAGCTGGTCGGTCGTCGGCGGCCGCCGGTCGTCGGGGTGCTTTCCCCGCCCGGACGGGAGCTTGACGCCGTCGCACGGATTGAAAGGGATACGGCGGTCGCGCATGGCCGCGGTCATCATGCGGTCGAGGACCTGGAAGGCCTTCGTCACGCTGGACGCAGCGAGGGGGCCGCCGGCCCCGTCCCAGATCGAGTTCACCCAGTTCTGGACGTCGAGCCAGGTGATGTCCACCAGGCGCACGGTGCCGAACCGCCGCTGGACGTGGTTGCGCCACGACCGGCTGTCGCGGTCGATGGTGTTCTCCTCCAGCTGCGCGGTCTGCGACTTCCACCAGAGCGTGTGCCACACCGTGAGCGTGATTTCGCCACGTGCGGGATCGATCCACCGGCGCTCGCGGATTTCGGTACGGGTGCGCTCGAGGAAGGCGACCGCCTCCGTGTCGGTGTCGAAGTTGACGGCTCGTTCCCGCTGGCCAGGTGGTGTGTACCGGGCCTGCCACGAGCCGATGCAGTCCTTCGTTTTGGCCCGGGTGCCTGGGTATCTGGCCAGGCAGAGCTTGCAGCCGCAGCGCTTGCTGCGGATCTGGCGGGGGTTGGCGGTGGTGTTCTTACGCCCCACGGTGTGCTCCTGATCAGAGTGTGGGCGCGCCGGATGCTGCGGGGACAGGGGTGAGCTCGGTGGGGAGCTCAAGCGGGTCGCCGCAGAAGCAGGTGAGGCCGGCGCCGGTGATGGGTGCGCCGAGGTCGACTGCCAGGAGATCGTGCAGTTCTCTGATCAGGTCGTGAGGGTGGGTGCCCCTGTCTACGAGGATGGTGATCTCGTCCGGGTCCCAGATGGCGATCTGCTGGAGAGCGTCGGCAATGGCGATGCGGATGCACACAGGTATCCCCCCAGGGATGCGCGACGGCAGTTTTCCGCTCCCGGGAGGACAGCGGGTGACTGATCGTACCTGTGTGTATTGATGGTTGGGAGGTTGTTGTCATATTCGGGGGAGGAATGTTTTCTGCCACCCCAGTCGCGTGAATTTACCCCTTTCTAAGGCAACCCTTACCGTCAGCTACGAGACGCGACTGACCGCGGCCATGGCTTCGGCGTACTTGACGACGTCTCGTTGCTGGGCGTCGGGCAGCGCCCTGTAGATCTTCAGCAGGCGCGCCTCTCGCTCCTCGCTTGCCCGCCCAGGCACAGGCCGGCCCGAGGCTTCGAAAATCTGCCTCGGGGTGAAGTCCGCTCCCCACCGAGTGAAGGCGTCGGCAAGGCTGCGCAGCTCGTCGGTCTCCACGCGGGATGTGCCGCGCTTCCCTGTGAGCCACATGTTGAGGCGCGTGTACTTGATGCCTGTCGTGTCTGAGAGTTCCCTCTGGGTGTGTTGGGTCTCTGACAGCAGGCGCAGGAGTAGTGCCGCCAGGTCCTCACCCTTGGGGGTGGAGTCATCGGCGGGGCGGTCGGGCTCGCCGGAGTGGCTCGGGGCGGTGGTCACAGGCAACAGAGTCGGGCAATAAATCTACATACGCAAGTAGAACGTGGATTGATGACCTGTATTTGACGGGCCCCGGCGCATCTACGTAACCCCCCTCGACCCTTGTGCACCTTTTACACAACCCTGTGCGCCTCCCTTGACTGAATCCACATCCACATGCAGACTGTGGATGCAGCAGGTCAAAGCGACCTACTCAACCCCTATCCGGGCCACAAGGCCCAGAGGATCACCATGCGACGACTGGACAAAGGTGCCCCGCTGCGGGCCGCCATGACGGCGGCCGGGCTGGACATTCCGCGCCTCGCCGCCAGGACCCGAGAGATCGACCCCGACCAGAAGGGGCTCTCGAAGTCCCTGGTCGGCTTCATCGTCGGCGGCGGCAAGACGGCGCGCGAGGAGTGCAGCGACCGGGCGGCAGAACTCATCTCGGCAGCACTTAACCGGGAGGTAACAGCCCTCTTCGAGCCTGTCGTTTTCACGCTCGGAGAATCCACATCCACACGGAAGACGTGGACTGGTGACGCCCGGAGGCCTCTGCCCGCACAGCTCATGGACCAGCGGGCGCTCGCGGAGTTCCTGCGGAAGTCGCCGTCGTGGATCGACGCCCAGATCGCGGACGCCAAGGAGCGCGGCGAGCTCTGGCCCGGGCTGATCTACGTCGGCCGCAGTCGGCGCTTCGACCCGCACGCCGTCCTCGACGCGATGCGGAAGCAGCGCACCGCCGCCTGACACAAGAAGGGCCGCCCCGGACGGCATTCCGGAACGGCCCCCAACCCACGAACCGCAAGCCCCTACGTCAAAGGAGAACGGACCGTGTCTACACAGGTTAACGGCATGATCATGGCGGGAGGTGCGCTGGAGTCCGAGCTCGTCGCCCGGGCCCGCGCCGGCGACCGCACCGCGTTCGCCGCCCTCTACACCGCGCACCGCGACACGGTGTACGCCTTCCTCTACAACCGGACCCGTGACCGGAATCTGGCGGAGGACCTGACGCAGGACGTCTTCGTCCGCGCCCTGCGCCGCCTGGAGACCTTCACCGCCCCGCGCTCCGCCGGCTTCGCTGGCTGGCTCTCCGTCATCGCGCGGAACATCCACCTCGACCACGTGAAGCTGGCCCGGACGCGGCTGGAGGTCCCGGTCGCGGAGATGGCCGACAGCGACGAGCGTGACCGCTCCGCCGAGGCGTACGCCCTGCGGGAGCTGGACATCGCCGAGGCCGTCGAGACCGTCACGGCCGCGATGCGCAACCTCACCCCGTACCAGCGCCAGTGCCTGGAGCTGCGGTTCCTGGAAGGGCTGACGGGACCGGAGACGGCGGCGCGGCTGGGCAAGGACATTGGGGCGGTCAAGACGCTCCAGTTCCGTGCGATGAGCATCATGCGGCAGACCCTCACGGCAGGGGTGGCGGCGTGACGTCCATCGGCTTCGCGGAGGGCCTCGGCTCGCAGGCCGCCGCGCTCACCTTCCTCGCCGGCCTCGCGCAGAAGAACCCCGAGCTGCCCCCGGCATACATCGTCTTCAGCCAGGTGGACCCGGACGTGGTGCGCGTGCAGCTCGGCAACGCCCAGGCCGTCGAGACCTGGCGCGAGGCCCTGTTCGTACCGACCACGAGCGTGGCGCTGGAGACGTACGGCAGCAACCAGCAGCTCACCTTCGAGGCGGTCGTGAACAACATCCGCATCGACGTGTGGGCCCCCTTCACCAACACCCAGCCCGAAAGCCAGCCGGAAGGGGCGACGGCATGAACAAGAACATCCCGCACGCCGTGCGCGTCGTCCGCAAGATCCTGGCCTCCGCCAGCAACGACCCGGCGACCGCCGTCGTCCAGGCCCTGAACGACGTCCGGCTCCTGACCGACCCGGAGCGCTCGTACGGCACCGTGCTGCACCGCACGCCCGCCGGCGGATGGTCCCGGGAGCCGCAGGCCAAGCCCCACCCCGAGCGGGAGCTGACGGACCTGGAACAGCAGGCGGTCGCGTGGGACCAGTCCTGCGAGCGCGCGCAGCTGGTCGCGGCCTCCATTCAGCAGCAGGCCGGGCAGCACCCGGCGTTCCAGAGCGTCCGTACGGACGGCGACCGGGTCCTGGTCGCGTTGCAGATCACGGGCCAGGAGCAGTGGGCGGAGTGGCGCCGGTACTTCGGGATCACGCACGGCGCGGAGCGGTCGTTGCCGCACGCGGTGGGCGGCGAGGGCTACCGCGACGGTGTGCGCGTCTCCGTTCTGGCGTACGACGTCCCGCAGGTCCGGGCTCGGGAGACGCAGAAAGCGGAGCGTCCGTACGAGCTGGACGGGACCGTGTACGACCTGGCCCGGCCGCAGCGGGACGCCCACGGGGACGTCTGGTACTTCCACGGCGACCAGCGCCCGGACGGGATGCCGCTGCTGTCGGTCGACGGGCGGCCGGAGCGGTGCTCGCTCGCGAACATCGTGGAGATGGCGGGCCCGTTGCTGCCCGTCAGGCTGCCCGTGACGCCCGTCACCGCGAAGGGCGGTGAGTCGGAGTGACCTTCGAGCCTCTGACCCCCGAGCAGCGCACGGCGCTGGCCAGCTTCATCGGCGAGGACGCGAAGCCCGCGGAGATCGGGCTGGTGCTGTCGCTCGGCGAGTCCGTCCGTGACGCGCGGGAGCACGACCACACGACGCAGCGCGAGGACTGGTTCTGCATGAACCTCACCTCGTTCATGGGCGAGCGGATGGGCCCGGTGCTGCGCCGTCTCCTCGACCTGGAGGCGGAGCAGCAGACGCTGAACGAGGCCCTGTCGAACGCGGCGGAAAAGTTGCGGGCGGACCAGGAGCCCACCTCCAGCTTCTTCCGCCCCGGCCGCGCGTACACCCGTGACCTGCCGTTCCGGGCGCCGGAGGACCGGCCCAACTTCGAGTGCGTCGGCGTGGCTGTCCACCCGACCAAGGGCGTCCTCCGGGCCTTCGGCTTCGAGCAGCCCGGCAACGGCCGCCCGTGGGCTTCCTCGGCCCTGAGCGACGAGGCGTGGGCCGATGGCTGGGTCGACCTCGGCCCGGTCCGGCCGGACCGGCTGACCCGCGCCTTCGCCCCCACTCAGGCCCTGGCCGAGGACCAGGAGGCGGACAAGTGAGCGCCTACACCACCGCCTTCAAGGCCCTGACCAGCGGTCGCGCCCTGCGACCCGACGAGGCCGCCGCCCTCCTGGTCGACCTCCGCAAGGAGGCCGGCCAGGAGCTGGCGAACGCCCTGGAGCAGGACCTCGACGGCAAGTACCGCCGGACCGACTCCGACACGGACGGCTCGTTCCGCCGGAAGCGCCGCGCGTACGGCGCCGCGATGGCCGTCGTGAACCGCCTCCGCGAGTTCGCCGCTTCCCCTCTCCTTCTCTCCCCGCCGCACCAGCGCAATCGGAGCACGTCATGACGACCTTCACCTTCGCCCCCGCCACCCGCGAAACCGCCAAGGCCCGCATCGCCCTCCAGGGCCCCGGCGGCTCCGGCAAGACCAAGACCGCCCTCCGCATGGCCGAGCGCCTCGCGGACGGCGGCGCCATCGGGGTCGTCGACACCGAGCGCGACTCCGCCAAGAAGTACGCCATCGTCCCCGGCCGACCCGACCTCGGCGGCCACGAGTTCGGCCACATGCCGATGGCCTTCTGCTCGCCCGAGAACCTCATCGCCGCGGTCAATGCCGCAGTGGAGGCCCGGATCGCCGTCCTCATCGTCGACTCCTGGTCGCACTTCTGGGCGGGCAAGGGCGGTCTCCTCGCCCGTGTCGAGGAGGAGTCCAAGAAGTCCTCGAACAGGGGCGGCAAGTTCACCGCCTGGGCGCCGGTCAACGACCTCGAACAGGACATGCTCGACGCCCTGTTGACCTTCCCCGGGCACGTCATCGTCACCATGCGGACGAAGAACGACTACGAGATGGAGGGGAAGAAGGTCACGAAGGTCGGCGTCAAGACCGTGCAGCGCGAGGGCTCTGAGTACGAGTTCGACGTCGTAATCGACATGATCGAGGGCACCGGCACGGTCACCAAGACCCGGTACGAGCCGCTCTACAACGCGAGCGTGCACCACCCGGGCGGGGACTTCGCCGAGGTGATCCTGGAGCAGCTCGGCCAAGGCGTCGACCCCGTCCAGGCCATCGTGGACGAACTGGTCCGCGAGGGTCTGACGTATGACCGGGCGGTGGAGCTGCACCGCCAGGCCGAGGCGCGGCGGCTCCTCGGTGCCGATCTCCTGCACCCGAAGACGGGCGGGCCCGGGAAGCTCGGGGACCTGATCAAGGAGTACGGGCGGGCCGTCAAGCCCGTCACGACGGGCGACACGGCCTCGTCAGCTGCGCCCGCTGGACAGTCCAGCGAGCCGCAGTACACCGGGCCGTCCGCGCACTCGCTGGCCGATGCGGAAGCGTCCGCCCCGGCCGTCCGCCGCACCACCGAGCCCGAGCAGGACCGGGGCCCGACGCCCGTCACGGCCCCGCAGATGCGGATGATGCACGCCTGCTTCTCCAAGGTCGGCCTCGGCCACAAGGACTCCCGCGCCGAGCGTCTCCGGGCCACCTCCCTGATCATCGGCCGCGGCATCGGCTCCGCGAACGAGCTGACGAAGGACGAGGCCCAGACCCTCCTCGACACGCTCACCGCGTACGGCAACCGCGAGAACGGGCCCGCCGACTTCGCCGCCATGGTCCAGGGCCTGGAGGACGAGGACCTTCACTCCCGCGACGACGCCACCGACCACGCCGCCTGATTCACCACTGACCGCGGGCCCGCCCCGACCCCATGCGGGGCGGGCCCGCACCTTCCAGAGAGGAGGTGCACCCCCAGTGGTGAACCCCACCCCAGAACAGACCGACGCGATCGACGCGTACGGCGACGGACTCGACCTCGTCCTCCAGGCCGGCGCCGGATGTGGAAAGTCCTCGACGCTCAAGATGATCGCCCGGGCCGACCGGCGGCGCAGGATGACGTACGTCGGCTACAACACGTCCATCGTCGCCGACGCCCGCCGCAGCTTCCCGTCCAACGTGATGGCCAAGACCGGCCACGGCCTCGCCTTCGACCAGCGGTACGGCGGACGTCTCAACCGCCCGCGCCAGACCGCCCACCAGGCCGCGCAGGCCCTCGACGTGCGCTCCATCCTCCACATCATCGGCGCGACCCCGACGATCCCTACGGACATCGGCCACCCGAAGGCCATGACCTCCAAGATCATCATGCGGATGGCGCTCGACACCATCGAGCGCTACTGCCACAGCGCCGACGACGAGATCGCGGCCCGGCACATTCCGCGCTACGACGGCCTCACGAAGAAGCAGGCCCGCAGCGAGCTGGAGCGGCTCGTCCTGCCGGTCGCCCGAGCAGCCTGGGAAGACCTCAAGCAGGACGAGAGCGTCCTGAACCTGTCCCACGACCACTACCTAAAGATGTGGGCCCTCTCCCGGCCCACCATCCCGACGGACGTCGTCCTCCTCGACGAGGCCCAGGACACCAACGACGTCCTCTCGCGAGTCCTCCTCGACCAGGAGCACGCGCAACGCATCGCCGTCGGCGACTCCGCCCAGCAGATCTACAGCTGGCGCGGCGCCAACGACGCCTTGCAGAAGTTCACGGCCGAACTCGGCTGCCCCGAGCTGACGCTGTCGCAGTCGTTCCGGTTCGGCCCGGCCATCGCCGCCCGCGCCAACGTCTGGCTCCGCCTGATCGACGCCCCGCTCCGCCTCACCGGCTGGGAGGCCGCCGAGTCGACCGTCGGACAGCTCGACGCTCCCGACGCGATCCTCTGCCGAACCAACGCGGGCGCCATGGGCATCGTCATGGAGGGCCTCGCGCACGGCCGGAAGGTCGCGCTGGTCGGAGGCGGCGGCGACATCAAGCGCCTCGCCTGGGCCGCCGAGGCTCTCCAGGGCGGCCAGCCGACCGATCACCCGGAGCTGTGCGGATTCGCGTCGTGGGACGACGTCCGCCAGTACGCCGCCGAGGAAGACGGCTCCCTCGAAGTGCTCGTGAAGCTCATCGATGAGCACGGGCCGGACCGGATCGTCGCGGCAGCGGACGGGTTGTGCTCGGAGCAGCAGGCCGAGCTGGTCGTCTCTACCGCGCACCGGTCGAAGGGCCGCGAGTGGCCGGCCGTCCGCATCCACGCCGATTTCCGGGCGCCGAAGCCCGACCAGAAGACCGGTCTGGTCATCCTGCCGCGCGAGGAGGCCCGCCTCGCCTACGTGGCGGTGACCCGGGCGCGCGAGCAGCTCGACGACACCGCCCTTGCCTGGGTGCGCGACGTGACGGCGGTGACCGGATGAGGGTTCCCGAGCGCATGCGGTACGTCCTCCGTTCCATCGAGCCTGGTGTTCCGGTCGGCCGTCAGCGGGACTGGATCGCTGTCCCCATGGGCGCCCCCACAGTGTGGATGGCCACGCCCAGCGGGCTGGTCGACGTGGACCTGATCGCCGTCGAGCGCGCGATCAACGGCCTCCGCGACGGGTGGACGCTCACACCCGATGAGGCCTTCTACGCGGCCACCGTGGGATTCGCGCACGGGCTGACGTACTCCGTCATCGCCAAGCGGCTCGGCGTGAGCGGAACCACGATGCTGAAGTGGTTCCCGGGAGGCACGCCCAAGGCGGCACAGAATCCCCGGCAGGCTCCCCGGAGGGCCCGGCAGCCCGTGGAATGCGGGACCGATGCCGGGTACCGGCGGCACTACCGCCTGAAGGAGCCGACGTGCGCGCCGTGCCGGGCTGCAAAGGCAGTGTCTCGGCAGCACTACCTCAAGCACGGCACGTACGTCATGGCTCCGGTGGCGACGTCATGACGCCCGTCACCGCCGTCGCCATCGGCCTCTGCGCCCTGTGGCTGATCGCCCTGACCGGGTACATCGCGTCGTTCCGTCGCTCGTCCAGGACGGCCGCGGTGCACGGGCCGCGACTGCGCCCGTCGTACGCGGAGGGCCTGGAGCGGATGCGTGCGGCCGTCGCCGGCGCCCACCGCGAGACCCAGCCCGGCGCGCCGTCTTCGGACCTCACCCAGTGCCAGGAGATCTGGCCCGACGCCTCGAAGCACACCCCGAAGGAGTGGTCGTGATGGACAGGGAGTGGGAGCTGCAGGCCGTGTGCCGCAGCGAGGACCCGAACATGTGGTTCTCCAAGAGGACGTGGACCCGGGCCAAGAAGATCTGCCTGGAGGTCTGTCCGGTCCGCGAGGAGTGCCTGGAGGCGATCCTCGCTCGTGAATCGCTGACGGCGGACACCCTGCGCTTCGGGATCGTGGCCGGGCTCACGGGCAGGCAGCGGGCGAAGTTGCACGCCGCCGGTCGTGCTCCGAAGGCGGCGGCCGAGCCGAAGCCCCCGGGGGCGGGGCGGCCGATCGCGCCGTGCGGCACGAAGTCCGCGTACGAGCGGCACCGCCGCAAGCGAGAGCCGATCGACCAGGCCTGCCGGGACGCGAACTCACTCGCCAACCGGGAGTACCGGCGCACCGGTTCCACGAAGGTCCCTGCCGCCCGATGAGCACCGGTGGCCCGGCGGATGACATCGGCCGCCGGGCCACCGGCCACCAGCTGCGACAACTGCCCCTCTGGAAGAGAAGAGCACCACTTCACATGCCGAGCCGGTTCGAGTACGAGCGCGCGATCCGCAGCAGCGACCTGCCGTCGCTGTCGCGGCTGCTCGCGCTCACGATCGCCACCTGGGCGGACGTACGGACCGGCATCATCCCCGACCGTCGGCAGCCGTCTCTAACCGTGCTGGAGGAGACGACGGGGATGGTGAGGGCCTCCGTACGCACCCACCTGACCAAGTTGGAGACCGGCGGGTGGCTGAAGAGGGACCGCCCCTCGGTGGCCGCCGCGCGGACGAAGAAGGCTCGGACTCACTACCGGCTCTTGGTGCCGGTCGCTGTCGAGCCGGATGATTTGGGCCCCTTTGACCTAGGGCAGGAGATGCCCTCCCCTGGGGCAGGAGATGCCCCAGACCCGACAGAGCTAGGGCAGGAGCTGCCCCCTGTTGGGGCAGGAGATGCCCTAGACGAAGAGGGGCTAGGGCAGGAGCTGCCCCAACCTAGGGCAGGAGATGCCCTAGAGCTAGGGCAGGAGCTGCCCCCCTCTAGGGCAGGAGCTGCCCCCAATAGTTCCTTGGGTCCCGTGTCCACTGACGTCCCCTTCGGGGGCGAGGCAGACGCTCCCGGTCCCGCCGCCACACCACCCCCCGGTGACACAGGAGACGCACCCGGCGACCACGTGATCGACGTCGAGCCGGAAGCCGAGGCTGAGGCCGACGACTCCGAGCCACCCGTCACCGCGCAGACGATCGTCGGCGAATGGCTGGAGCGCTGCACCGAGCGCCCCCCGACCCGCGTCATCGGACAGCTCTCCAAAGAGATCCGGATCCTCCTCGACGAGGACCACATCCACCCGGACTGGATCCGCCGCGGCATCGCCCGCTGGATGCAAAAGGGCCTGCACCCCTCGACGCTCGCCAGCGTCGTCAACGAGGCCATGAACACCACCCCGGCCCCGCCCCGCCAGTCCGCCGGCCCCGGCTACGACCCCGCCACCGGCACCGACCTCTTCGAACGCGCCATGGCCCGCGCCAAGGCCCGCGACGAAGCCGCCGCAGCCGCCGAAGGAGGCACCCCATGAACAGCCAGGAGGCCACCGCCCTCTGCGCCTACGTCCACCAGCTGTGCCCTCAGCAGCGCTTCAACGAGCACACCCCCGACGTGTGGGGCGACATCCTCGGCCCGTACGCCCTCGACGAGGCCCGCGCCGCAGTCGTCACCGTCGCCTCCCGCCAGGCCTTCGTCGCCCCGGCCGAGATCGTCACCGAGATCAAGGCCCGCCGTGCCGAGCGCATCGAGCTGGCGAACGTCGTCTACGACGGCAACCCGCTGGAGACCGGCGCCGAGTCCGCTGCCGCGATCCGCGAGATCATCCGAGCCGCTGGAGACGGCCTCACAGGGCCCAGGAGCATCGGCCGGTCGCTCGGGACCGCCGAACGCCCCGCGCTGCCCCCTGGTGCCGATCATGGCCCGTACGAGGGCCGTGCAGCCGCCGTCCGCGCCGCCATCGGCAAGATGCCCGCCAACCGGGACACCACCAAGGACCCCCGCGGCCGGGCCTGCCGACGGTGCGGAGCCGCCCCCGGCAGCAGCTGCACCACGAACGGCCGCCGACGTCGCGACGTCCACCCGATCCGCCTGGAGGACACCCAGCGCGCGGCCGCCGGCCTGCCGCTCCTCGACCACGACCAGGAGGCCGCCCGGATCCAGGCCGCGTCCGCCGCCGCCCTTGCGGTCCGCGGCGAGGACCACGAGCAGGAGGCCGAGGCGTCATGACGGCCGTCGCCCGACCCCGCCGCCCGTACCGGTTCGCCGCCATGGCCGTGCAGTGCACCTGGTGCCACGCGGGCGTCGGTGAGCTGTGCACGAACCAGCGCAGCACGAAGGACCGGCGCCGCGACACCCACCACGCACGCCGCGACGAATGGATCAGGGTCATGTCAACCCGGTGCCCTGAGTCCATCTGCCAGGCCACGCCCGGCCAGCTCTGCACGATCACCCCCGACCTCCACCAGGCCCGCATCACCGCCGCCCACACCCCGGCCCCCACACCATGAAGCGACTCATCCCGTGCAGAGACTGCCGCCGCCCCATCCTCTGGACCACCACCGAGGCCGGGAAACGCCTCGCAGTCGACCCCGACCCCGACCCCGCCGGCAACACCGCCATCTGGCGCGACGGCACCGGCAGCTGGCGCTCCCGACGCCCCAGCGCGGACCTCCCCATCACCGGCTGGGAGCGACTCCACAAGCCCCACGTCGCCACCTGCCCCGCACGGCAGGAGCAACTCGCCCTCCCCCTCGGCGTGACCAGCCTCGCCGAGCACCGCCGAAAGAGACGCCGATGAAGTGCCGCTACTGCCCCCGGCCCCTCCGCGCGAAGGAGTCCCGGGACCGCGGCTACGGGCCGATCTGCGGCCAGAAGCTCGGCCTGATCCCGAAGCCGACGCCCCGTCACGCCCGCCCGACGATCCCCGTCACGACGCCCGACGTCCACGCCGACCAGACCACCATCCCGATCCAACTCGTTCTACCGGAGGAGCCCACACCTTGACCGGACCCGAGCACTACCGAGCAGCCGAACGCCTCTTGTCCCAGGCATCCCACGAGAGCATCACCGGCAACCCCGTGACCCACCAGGGCATGCCCATGCGACCCGAGCACCAGGCCGCCCTGATCGCCCGCGCCCAGGTGCACGCCACCCTCGCCCACACCGCCGCCACCGCCATGCAGGCCCCCCTCGACGGCAGCGAGCCCGGCATGGGCGCCGACGAATACCACGCCTGGTACGACGCCGCCGGCGTCAAGCCCAACACCACGAAGGAGAAGTGACCTTGTCTCTGCCCACCCTCACCGGCGTCGGACGACTCACCGCCGACCCCGAACTCCGCTTCACCCAGGCCGGGAAAGCCGTCGCCTCCATCCCGCTCGCCTTCAACAGCCGCCGCCTCAACCAGCAGACCCAGCAGTGGGAAGACGGCGACACCTTCTTCATCCGCGGCACCGTCTGGGAGCGCCTCGCCGAGAACGCGACCGAGTCCCTGTCCAAGGGCATGGAGGTCATCGTCACCGGCGAGCTCCGCACCGAGTCGTGGGAGAAGGACGGCCAGAAGCACGAGCGGCCGGCCCTCCTCATCCGCTCCATCGCCCCGAACCTGGCGTACGCCGTGGCGAAGGTCGCGAAGGACGCAGCGAGCCAGCAGAACGGCGGAGGCCAGCAGCAGCGGCCCCAGCAGAACCAGCAGCGACCCCAGAGCCAGCAAGGGCAGCAGCAGTACCGCCAAGGCCCGCCCCAAGACGACCCCTGGGCCACCGGCCCCAACGAGCCCCCCTTCTGATGGCCCTCGTTGTACGCCTGGGGAGCACAGACGACCTCGCCGAGATCGTCGAAGCCCTCCTCGCCGCCGCAGACACCCGGGCCAACCACGCCCCCGCCCAAGCCGAACGCTGGCGCACCCTCGCCCACGACTTCGGCGACGCCCTCGACCAACTGCCACAACCCACGCCATAACCCGCAGCGGACAGGGTCCCCACGCAGGGACCCGCCCCGGCCACAGACCGGAGCATGTCCATGCCACTCAAACTCTTCCGCAGGAACCAGGAACCGGAACCGGTTCGCCCCGGATCCCGGCCCCTCGCGCGCGGTATCAACGGAGAGGCCCCGGCCCTCGACCCGCTGCCGCCGCTCGCCCGCGACCTCCAGGCCGCGCAGGACGAGGCCGCGCGCTGGAAGCGGCACGCCGACACCTACGACACCGAGCGCGCCGAAGCCTCGGCTCTGAGCCACCACTACCGGGACGAGCTGGAGCGGGCCGAGAAGGAGCGGGACGGCGCGTACCGGGAGCGGGCGCAGCTGCTCGCCTGGCTCGCCGCACTGCACCCGGCAACCACCGTTATCACCGCCTCGCCGGACGTGGACGAGGACGGTTGGCAGCTGCTGTACCTCGTGGCCGGCGGATGGCAACTGTCCTGGCACATCCATCCCCGGGACGCGGAGCTGTTCCGGCACGTGACCGTGGTCGACGTGACCGACGTCCGGGCGCAGTGGGACGGGCACGGGTCGGAGCAGAAGTACGAGCGGATCCACAACCACGTCCGGCTCCTGGCGCTCGACGTGCTCGGCGCTGACGGGGCGTCGACGGCCGTCACGACGGAGGCTCCGGAGGTGCGGAGTGCCTGATCCCCACGCCCTGCCGCACGACCCGTACATCACCGCCGTCGTCAACGCCCTCGCCAAGGCTGGCCTGGAGCCCGACGACCACTGGACGTCCGACGCCGAGATCAACCGCTACGACGGCGGCCCGGACGCCGGCTGCACCACGATGCTCAACGCCTACCTCGACTGGGACACCAGCGACGCCCACGACGACGGCATCGCCCTGGTGTGGGACCACCCCGCCGAGCAGTGGCAGTGGGCGCCTCGCAAGAGCAGCGGAGTCCTCGCCCACGACCCGGAATTCCTGCCGACGCTGCCGCGCTGGGCGCGCCCGGGCGAGGTCGTCGCCACGGTCCGGGACCTCCTCGCCGGTCGTGCGGTGTCGACCATGCCGTCCGGGCCGTGGGAGGAGCACGAGCAGGCGCAGGCCGCGGTCGACGCCTGGGACGCCGAGGACTGAACGCGCAGTACGGGCGCCCCCGCTCGCACCGCGGGGGCGGGCCCGCACGCCTACTCATCTCACCAGCAGGAAGCAGACCCTCGTGACCAACATCGCCTTCGTGGACTGCGAGACCACCCACCTGGACGCCGAGATCGGCGAGGCCTGGGAGGTCGCCGTCATCCTCCGCGAACAGAAGGACGGCCGGACCACCGACACCGAGTGCGTCTGGCAGTTCGCCGTCGACCGGACGGTTGCCGACCCCGAGGCCCTGCGCATCGGCCGCTTCCGCGAGCGCCACCTCGTCGACCCCACGTGGGGAGCGGCGTGGACCGGCCCCGGCCCGATCATCCCCCTGAGCCGCGAGAGCGCCATCGAGGCCATCGTGCATGTCCTCTCCGGTGCCGTGCTGGTCGGCTCGAACCCCGGCTTCGACGACCGGTTCCTCCGCAAGCTCCTCGGCCCCGGCTCCGCCCAGTGGCACTACCGGCCGTACGACATCGTCCAGCTCGCCGCCGCGAAGATTGGCGCCCAGGCTGCCGGCCCACTCCCGTGGCGCGCGCACGTGCTGTCCCGGGCCGTGGGTGTGGAGCCGCCGACCCAGGAGGCCGCGCACACCGCGTTGGGCGACGCCCGCTGGGCCCGCGACGTGTACGACGCCGTGATGGTCTGGGAGAAGTTCCCGCTGTCCTGGGAAGGCCGCGCGCAGCACGCCATCGGCCTGTACACCCAGACCGCCATCCAACTGGAGGACGCCCGCCGCGAATTCGCCGAGCTGCGCAAGGCGATGGTCGACGAGAGCGAGGCGACACAGGCCGCGCTCTCCCGCGCCGAGGGCTCGATCGCCCGCGTGCACTCGCTCCTGGACGAGAGCTGGCTCGCCGCGCCGCACGGTGCCGACGAACACGACCACGTCTGCCCTGACGACGTGCGCAAGGCCGTCGCTGACGCCCTCGACGACCCGTCACAGCCCGTCATCGCAGGCGAGACGCCGTGCACCTGCACTGTGGCCGAAGCCTGCGACCAGTGCGCCGACGACGACCAGGACGACGAGGAGTTCGAGGAGGACGGCGACTCCGACGGCGATGTCTTCGAGCTGATCTCCGAGATCGCCACCCGGCTCCGCGACGCCACCGACAGCGGCGAGTACCACGCCGTCGGCCTGATCTACGACCTCGCCAACGGCCGCACGACCATCGCCGACGCCCGCGCCGAGCTCGCCGACATCGAGTTCGGACACGTCTGACCGGTCCGGCCGCCCGCGAGCAGTGCGGGCGGCCGGCCCCCCACCATCCCACCACCCAGGAGCACCACGATGTCCATGGACGATCACCCCAAGGCCCTCGACGCCCTCCTCGCCGCCGCCAACCTCCCCGACGAGGAGACGGCCACCGCCAAGGCCCGCGCCGCCATCGCCCCGCTCGAAGCAAAGATCCGCGCCGCGAAGGCCCAGGAGCGCGCCGAACTCCGCGAAGCCACCCTGAAGATCGCCGCCCACCACCTCCGGACCACCTTCGCCAGCGCCGTCTACGAGGACGCCGGACAGCGGGCCGCCGAGGGCGTGACCCGCGCGGCCGACGAGCTGCTGCGCCTGGTCGAGGAGCCCGTTGACGCCTCCGGCCCGACGCTCGACGGCGCGATGCGGATCGTTGAGTCCTGGTTCGTGGACGTCAACGACGGCCACGGCTTCGACGCCTCCGACCTCGTCCACCAGCTGGCAGAGGCTGGCTACCAGCTGCCCAGCGACGGCCCGTCATGACGGCTGTCGTCGTGGTCTTCGCCTTCATCGTCGCCTTCAGCGCGATCGTCTGCGGCCACCAGGGCGAGGACCTCCCGTCCTTCGCCGCCCGCGCCCTCCGCGCCGTCCTCCGCCGCACCATCCGTCCCACCAACCGTCCTCGGAGCAACCGATGAGCTACCCCGCCCTCTTCACCACCCCCGGCATGCGCGACTTCGCCGAAGCCATCGACGCCGAACGACAGCGCCAACTCGCCCAGTTCGGCGACCAGCACCACCCGATCCTGCAAGGCCTGCACTCGACCGCCCTGTTCGCCGACCTGGCGCAGGGCCTGCGCGGCATCAACACGAACTCGGCCGAGCGGTGCTGGATGACGATCCTGCTGGAGGAGGCGTACGAGGCCGGCGCCGAGGCCGACCTGACGAAGTTCCGCGAGGAGATCGTGCAGGTTGCTGCGGTCTGCCAGGCGATCATCACCGACCTCGACCGGCAGGGAGCACGCCGATGAGCCAGCCCACCCCCACCCCCGCGCGCTACGACCGCGCCCGCACCCACATCAAAGCCCTGGCCACCGAGGCCAAGACCCTCACCGAAGGCACGACCGGCACGACGGCGATGCCCTTCGGCTCCGGGATGCTCACCGGCCTCGCCGCTGCCGTCCAGATCCTCGACGGCGGTACGGCCGAGGCCGCGATGGAAACGATCGTGCAGCGCCTGGAGGCTTCGATCGGCAAGGCGTACCTCGACGGCCAGCTCCCGGCCCAACCGTCCGCTCCCGCTCCCGCGCCGCCGGTCGGCCTGGTCGAGCTGCTGAAGCGAACCGAGGCGCACCTGTCCGCCCTCCACGGCTCAGTGGCCTGGCACGACAACCTCGGCGCCAACCTGGCTTGCTCCGGCTGCGAGCTGCGTGACGCCATCCGCACCGCTCTCAAGGACCAGACGTGACCGACCAACCGTTCACCGACAGCGAGCTTCGCCACCAGCTCGAAGACGTCATCAAGTCGCTCGGCGCCGCCGAGACCGAACTCGCCCAGTACCGGCGCCGGAACCGCCTCGCCCACAAAGCCCGCCGCGCGAAGGAGCACCAGCTCGACGGCATCCGCCGCGCCCTCTGCGACATCGGCGCCATCCAAGACGACGACCCCCACTCCCACGCCGACCTGGAGGACGTGATCCGGCAGGCCGGGCGGCTCGACGAGCTGTCGGCCGCCGTGGCCGCAGACCTCGACTCGTACGGCGAGGACGAGGACCAGCACTGCGGCCCGGTCGCTCCGCCCTCGTTGCTGAAGGCCTTCGCGGAGGACACGGCCGCGCGCGCCGAGCACGCTGCCGCCGTCGAGGCCGCAGTGACCGTGCCCGTGCCCGACCTGCCGCCGGGATTCGGCACCGTCGCCCCCTGCACCACGCCACGCCCCACGCCTGCCCCGCGCATCCTGGCCGAGCAGATCGCCGACACCATCGAGCACGCCCTCATGCCTGTGGTCTCCGTTCGCGAGGTGCGGCAGGAGACCGCGCGTCGAGCGGCGAACGACGTCCTGGCCGTGGTCCTGCCCGCGTCTTCCCCGGCCGGGCTCCGCGAGCAGATCGCCGCGCCTATCGACCGCATCCTCGGAGACTGGCCCGAGCACAACCGCACCGACGAGCACGATGCGGTCCGGAACGAGATCACGGAGGCTGTCCTCGCCGTCATCCCGCCCGCCACCCGCATCGCTGCTGACCGCGCCCGCAACGCTGAGGCTGAGGTGCAGCGCGTCGTGGATCTCTACGAGCGGTGGGTGAAGGCCGGCCCGCCGCCCCTCGGCGCGCCCCTCGCGCGCTGGTGGGACAAGCGCCTCGTCGAACTCCGCGAAGCCGTCCTCGGCACGAAGGACCCGTCATGACGGGGCGCACCATGCTCGTCGTGCTGGCCCTCAACTACGACGAGTTCCGGGCCTGGTGCCGCGACAGCGGCCTGCGTCCGAACGACCGCGAGGTGATGTTCGCCGACCGGGAGGAACGCCTGCGCGGCCTCACGAACATCAAGGTCATCCGCTGCCGCCGCTGGGACCTCCACCCGGACGCCCTCCGCATCAACCGGACCGCAGAGATCATCGAGCAAAGGAGCCAACCATGGGATTCGGCAGCGCAGGGCTCACGTTCTTCAACCCCGTCGCCCGCTCCCTCATCGAGGCTGGCGCCTCCGACGAGTTGAAGGAGAAGGTCCTCACGAAGTTGATCGCTGATCTCCAGGCCGAGGACTGGGACACCGAACTGGACTCGCTGCAGCTGTTCCTCGACGACCCCGCGATCGTCCGCGCCTTCGCCAACAACAGCATCCACTGGGAGGACTGATCCATGACGATCGCTGTGGACTTTGACGGAGTGATCCACTCCTACCGGCGTGGCTGGCAGGACGGCAGCATCTACGACCAGCCCATGCCCGGCGCCCTCGACGGCCTCCGGGACCTCCTCGACCACGACAGCGTGTTCGTCTTCACGGCCCGGGACCCGGAGCAGGTCGCTCCGTGGCTGGAGCGGTACGGCTTCGACGTCACCACCGACGCGTCGTGCCCCGACTGCCCGCCCTTCGGCGTCACCACCATCTGCACGACCTGCAAGGGGACCAGGCTGCTCACGTTCTGGAACCAGCGCGGCCAGCTTCTGGTGACGAACCGCAAGCTCCCCGCGACCGCGTACCTCGACGACCGAGCCGTCCGCTTCGAGACCTGGGACCAGGCGCTTGCCGACCTCACCAGCCCCTGAACACACGCGAGGGGCGTGCCCACTCCGCCAAGACCAGGCACGCCCCGAGGTGTTGATCACTGTACCCCCGCCCACCAGGGAGAACACCGTGACCACCACCATCCCCACCCCACCCACCGTCTGCGGCGCCTGCAACCACGACCGCGACGCCCACGACACCCGCGCGGCCCACTGCACCACCTGCGCAGACGCGTGCGCGTACCGGCCGCCCCGCCTCCTCGTCTGCGGCCTCTGCTACGAGGAGCTGGGCGAAGAGGTCCACCCGCACCCCGACTGCCCGCTCGGCCACCTCGAAACCGTCTCCGACCGCTGGTCCACGCTGGAGGAGCGCGCCGGCACCCGGCCCACCACCAGCTGGCCCCCGGCCATGGGCATCACCCGGCTCATGTCCGACGAGGAGCGCCAGGAGCTCGCCGAGGAGCGGGCCGACACCAACCCCGACGCCCCCGGCCCCCGCCCGGCACCCGTCGACGTCGACGTCCTGGACGTCATGACGACCGTCGAGACGGGTCTGGTCACGGCTGCGGACTGGCTCGCATCCCGTATCCAGCGCGAGCCCGTCAAGGCCCCGACAGGGAAGGGCTGGGGAGACGAGGCGCACCGGGCGGCGGTGCTGCTCGCCGCGAAGGACACCGCCGACCCGGCCCGGTGGCGCTTCACTGGGCAGCGCACGGCCACGGCGGCCGCCGAGTGGCTAGCCGCACGCCTCGCCGACCGGCCCGGCCCGTTCCGCCGACTCGACGACGGCGAACGCGGAGCCGTCGTCGAGGTCGCCCGCATGGCCAGCGAGCTCGTCCGCCGCAGCCTCGGCGACGCCCGTCGCGTCGAGCCGGTCCCGCACCCGTGCCCGCACCCCTGCGGCGGGCAGCTGGTCGTCGAGGGAGGGGACGGCGAAGCACCGATCGTCCGCTGCACCGAACGGCACTGCGGGCGCACCTGGACCGAGACAGTCGCCGAGCCCGGGTAAATTCCGGCCGGTACCTATCCTGTTGGCTGGTTTGTGGTGCATGGTGTGGGTGCGGGAACCGGAACCAATCCCCCGGGTGATGGCTCCCCTTGTCGGGCCCTGCCGTGCATGCGGCGGGGCCCGCCGCGCCTCCCGGTTTCCTCCCCACGGGAGGCTATGCGGCTGCCGTCTTCCAGATCTGTGACGCCCGTCAACCCGATACGTCGTTGACCCTGTAGCACCACCCGCGCCCCGCGCGGTACCGTCATGAACGGCAGATGCCCCCCGTAGGGCGTCACCTCCACATAGAGCGAGCCCCGGCAAGGAGACTCCAACTCCCGCCAGGGCTCTGACCGTCGGAGAGTGACCTCCTATGGCTGAGCAGCACCCTAGTGCGCCCACCCACCCCAGCAACACCCAGCCACGCGCCATCACCGCGCTGGCCATCACCGCCGCCGCCCTCATCTTCCTCCTGACGGGCGTCTCCCTCTGGCTCTCCTACGAACACCTCCACGACGTCGGCGCCCGTCACGGCTTCGCTGACGACCCCATCCGTGCCTGGGCCTGGCCCGCCACCCTCGACCTGTTCTACGCCGCCGGAGAGGTCCTCATCCTCCGCGCCGCCCTCGCCCGCCGCATCGACTGGTGGGCCATCAGCCTGGTCGTCTTCGGCGCCGGCGGATCCATCGCCCTGAACATCGCCGGAGTCGGCGAGAACGCCCACGTGCTCGACTACGTGGTCGCCGCGGTCCCGCCGGTCGCATCGCTGCTGGCGTTCGGCGCGCTGATGAACCAGCTGTACCGGCTCCTCGCCCAGCGGGCCGAGGCCTCCGCGCCCGTCGTCGCGGCCGCCGCCGAGGAGACTGACGGCGAAGAGGAGCGCGTGACGGCTCCCGTCATGCCGCCCGCGCCCCCCGTCATGCCCCCGGCCCCGCCCGCGTCCATCCCCGCGCCGGTCCAGTACAGCGACCCGCGGTGCTCCGTCATCCGCCCCCTGTACGACGCGGGCACCCGCCCGGGCACCAAGGCCATGCGGACCGCGATCATCGCGGCCGGGTACCCGGACCTGTCCGACGGGTTCATCCGGGGCACCCTGCGGGCCGAGATCGAGAAGCACGAACCGCTCCTCGCCAGCCTGCCGCCGGCCCCCGTCGCCATCACCGCCTGACCGCGCAGCTCATGCCCGCCGTGGTGTTCGGCGTGTTCTGCGCCGTGTGCGTGCTGGTGGCCTTCGTCGGCCTGGTGCTCGTCACCCCTCGCGATGTCCCCCGAATCACCGGGACGTGCGCGCTCATCCTGACTTTCGCGGCGCTCGGCGTCGCCATCCTCCGCTGAGGAACCCCTGTGACCTTCGTGACCATCGGTGGCGTCACCATCGGCTTCTGCATCCTGGCCTACACCCTCGTCAAGTGGTGGCCCGGCGCCAAGACCTTGCGCACCGACCCCTTCCGACAGCTCGCCCGCCTCCTCCCCTTCGTTCTCGCCTGGTGCTACGGCGTCCTCGCCGTCCTCAGCATCGGAGGCCTGGTCGGCTGGATCGCCGACTCCTGGCTGTGGATCAACTCCTGGCTCGGCGACGTCGCGCTCGTCTGGGGCGTCGGCGGTCAAGGCGGCACACGAGCCTCCGGCGTCTCCTACCTGCCGCTCACCCAGCCCGGCGCGGGCCTCACCCTCATCCTCACCGCGACCATGTGCGCCGCCCTCAAGGTGTCCGCCCGCCGCGACGACCTGTTCATGGGCATGTGGTGCGGCATCACCCTCGGCACCAGCGCGGGCGTTGCGGGCCTCGCTGCCGTGCCGCTCGCGCAGGCCGTGAACTGGGCTGGCGACGGCCTGTACGGGGCGATCGCATGACCGAGGAGAAGGCCGGGGGAGAGACCGAGGAGGAAGCGCCCAGCCGTATCGCTGGCGGATGCGTTGCCGTGGTCCTCACCGGCGTCGCCGTCCTGGTCCTGAAGGCCATCGTGACCGTGGCCCCCTACGTCGCCTACTTCGTGGTCGGGGTGCTCGCCTGCCTTGCCTGGCAGAAGGGGCGGACGTGGCTTGGCTCTCGTCGTGCCAGCGATGCCGAGGAGACGGAGGAGGCTCCGGCGCCTGACGTCGGCGAGGCTCTGCGCCGTCTCGTCGGTGACGACAACGGCGTCCTCCTCACCCGCCTCCGCGACGACCTGAAGCTCCCCGACACGAAGGTCGTGAAGCAGCTCCTGGACGAGGCCGGCATCAAGTGGAAGGCCGTGCGCACCAGCCTGGGGAATGGCCCGGGTGTGCATAAGGGCGACATCCCGCCCGCTGCCTCTCCCGTCGTCGTCGACGCCCATGGTGGCGGTTGTTGTTGCAGGTCAGACGACAACGGCAACACCGACAACGGCGGAGAAGGGGATCCAGAGAAGGGGATCCGTGTAGAGCGCACCGACGACGGATTCCGGGTCTTCGACCTGAGCAGCAACGACCACCACGGCTCCGCCCGCACCTAAGACTCCGGGCCGGCCGACAGCTTCCAGGCATTCCGGCCGGCCCGGTTCCCCATCCCGAGAAGAGACAGGAGCGCCATCATGGCACTCGGCTGGAAGAAGGCACCCGAGCCGGACGATCCCCGTTTGCAGGGGCACGAGACGACTTACCAGGCGTCGCGTGGCGGCTGGTTCAAGGCGGAGGAGAAGCCCGTCCCGGGCACACCGAAGGAGAAGAAGAAGGCGTGAGCGAGCGCGTGAAGGTCAAGATCCTTCTGGTGGTGGGCGATCAAGCTGAGGTCGTGGCTGACGCGGCCGACACTTCGGATCCCGTTCGGTACCCGGTGGCGGAGATCACCGAGGCGGTCGGGCTGCGGCGCGGTCAGCTGCCTGGGAAGCGACTGACGGCCGAGGTCGGCCCGGGTGATCGTCTGTCGGGCTGGCGGTTGGCCTGACGTCAGGTTGCGGTCCTGGTCCCTGGTGTGGGTCGGGGCCGTTTCCTTCCCCCAGGGTGTTGCAATTCAATACATGAACGTGCGACAATAGACCACGTAACCGGGAAGGGGCCGCGAACCCCAACCCACCACCCACACAGAAAGGAACCGGACATGGCTGACTCCCAGGACATGGCGATGAGCTACCTCGCCTCCCGCATCGGCGACATCTACACCGCCATCGCCCTGCTCTGCATGAGCCTCCCGGTCGAGATCGTCCTCCCGATCGGCTCCGTCTCCAACATCGAGGTGATCCCGGCCGTCCGCCGAGTCGCCGAGATCGTCGAAGACCAGCCGATGCCCGAAGAGGTGCAGGCGGAACTCTTCGCCTCGTGCGTCTTCTGGCTCGCGGCGATCGACCTCTACGGACTCCTCACCCAGGACTTCCACGAGGTCCGCGTCCAGTCCGCACTCGCCAACCTGATCATGGCCGAAGACTCGGCCAAGGCGGTCGCCGTCTGGATCAAGGATCAGCAGGACAGCTGATCAACCCCACCGCCCCCGGCAGCCAGCCGGGGGCGGACCCCATTCCAAGAACAGAACGACCGGCAGGCCCGGGCCAAAGCCCAGACACCCCGAAGGGTGCTCGCGAAAACCTGCCGGTCCCACCCAGCCAGAAGGGCCGGACCACCATGGTAGACAGACACCCGCAGGGCGAGACCCTGCCCGAGATCGCCGCCCGCCACGGCCGCGCGTACAACACCCTCCGCGCCCAGTGGTCCCGCCACCCCGCCTGGCCCGACCCCATCGGCAAGCGCGGCCGGTCCAACGTCTACGACCCGGCCGCCGTCGACGCCGTGATCGCCGAGCACTTCGAGCGCCAGGCCGCCGAGCTCGAACCGACCCGGCTCTACACCGCCCAGGAGCTGGAGGACGCGGGCATCGGCATCAAGGCCGGCACCATCCGAGCCGACCTCACCCGGCGCCGCTGGCCCGAGCCCGACGACACCGAGAACGGCGTGAACCGTTGGACGGGGCAGACCGTCATGACGGCCATGACGGGCCGTCGCGGCTACCGACGCACGGGAGGATGACCGCTGTGGACAATCCGATGCAGTGGCTGCGCACTCAGATCGACGAGGACGAGCGGCTCGCGCGAGCAGCGAGCGACAGCACGGTCGTCGGCGAGCCGGGCAGCTGGCGGCCCGCTCCTGGGGGCGACGAGTGGGAGGCCGCGCGAACCGACTGCGACGAGGACGAACTGCTGGTCGCTCTCCGCCCCGGCCTGCCACGGCCTCCGGACGTCATGAGCGGCATGTGGGGCGCGGTCGTCGACTTCAAGCCCGAGTTCGAGGACCCCCGCACCTCATCGCCGCTGCCTCAGTTCGAGCACGCGGCCCGGCATGATCCCGCACGGGTGCTGCGCGAGGTCGAGGCGAACCGCCGCCGCCTCGAACGCCACACCCCGCAGATGATGGTCGGCCGCGACAGCGACGAGAACGACCCCTCCACCTATGTCCTCGGCTGCCCCACCTGCCAGACCACCGTCGTATGCGAGGGTGACTGGCCGTGTGAGGAGATCCGGGACGTGCTGATCTCGTACGAGGACCGGCCCGGTTACCGCGAGGACTGGCGGCCGTAGCCTCGACCCCCGACAAGTCCAGGTAGTCCGCCGGGGTCCATCTGTTCCTCGTCCGTCGCCATCCGCCACCGTTCCGTGACGTTGTTGCATTCCGGGACGACGTGATCCATCCTGGGGCCAAGTCCGGCGTGCCCGGACACTGAAGCTCAGGGTGCATAGGCGCACACAGAAGGCCCGCCACAGCGCGGGCCTTCGCCATCTCCCCACCGCACCCGTGTCCGAGCTATGCCTCACTCGTGTCACAGAAGCGCTTCGACGCCTTCACGCACCTCACACACTCACTACATTGGCCCCTCTCACCCAAAATCCCACCAAGAGGGGCCACATGAGCCAGCAGTACCCACAGCAGCAGCCGGGGTGGGTCCCGCCACAACCGCCGAAGAAGATGTCCACCGGGGCCAAAGTCGCCCTGGGATGCGGCATCCCAACCGTCCTCGGCCTCCTCTTCCTCGGCGGCTGCGCCGTCCTCGTAGGCGGAGTCGCCGAAGAGGTCGACGAGGGAATCAAGCGCGACCAGAAGTCCAGCGAGGCCGAGAACAAGCGCGCCGGCGAGGAAGACGTCAAGATCACCGCCTGCAGCATCGGCGACGACGGATTCGGCGGCCAGGAGCTGAAAGTCAAGCTCCAGGTCACCAACAACGGCAAAGACCGAGCCAGTTACCTCGTCGAAGGCGAAGTAACCGACCAGGACGGCAACCAGATCACCACCATCAACGCCTTCGCCAAGGACCTCAACCATGGAAAGTCGAAGACCGAGAACAACGCGGCCTTCGCCACGGGCGAGGATCTGAAGGACGCCACAAAGATCACCTGCAAGATCCTCAACGTCGATCGCACCGCAGTCCTCTAGCTGTACGACCGCCCACACATAGGCCCGGCCCGCCCGTGCGAGGCCGGGCCTTCGCGCGCTCAGGGGGGTGACCGCGCATGGGCACAGCCAAGCCGGTCACCGACAAGGAACGCGAGCGCGTCCGCCAGCTGCACTCTGAGGGCAAGGGCCGCAACGAGATCGCCGAACTCCTCGGACGCGGTGGCCGCACCATCAGCACCATCGCCAAAGACCTCGGCCTCTCCTTCTCCCGGGCCGCCGAGGTACGCCAGGCCACCGAGATCCGCCAGGCCGACCTCGCCGCCCGCCGCGCCGCCTTCGCCATCAAGCTCCAGGACATCGCCGAACGCGAGGCCGCGAAGATCAACCAGCCCCACACGTACTGGGACTGGGGCGGCAAAGAGCACGACTTCGACACCCACGACGCTCCCGAGCCGACCCCCGGCGACAAGCGGGCGTACATGTCCCTCGTCGCCACCGCCGTCGACCGGTCACTGAGGCTCTCCCCGCCGAAGGAGGAGGGCGGCGCCGACCAGGTCGGCTCGCTGCTCACGAACCTCTTCGACACGCTCCGGGCCCGGCATGGGGACCACTGAGCTGCGGCTGTCCGACAAGCAAGAGATCTCCATCGCGCACTCCACGGCCTGGCTGAACGTCTGGGAGGGCTCGGTCCGGTCGGGCAAGACCATCGCGTCGCTGCTGCGCTGGCTGATGTACGTCGTGACAGCCCCCTCCGGCGGGCAGCTGGTCGTCGTCGGCAAGACCTACGACACCGTGGCCCGCAACGTGTTCGGCCCGCTCCAGGACCCGAGCATCGTCGGCCCCGAGATCGCCAAACTCGTCTCCTACACCCGCGGCTCCAGCGTCGCGTGGATCCTCGGCAAACAGATCGAGGTCATCACCGCCAACGACGCCAAGGCCGAGGCCCGACTCCGCGGTCTCACGGGCGCCGGCGCGTACGTCGACGAGATGACGCTCGTGCCGAAGGAGTTCTTCAAGCGGCTCATCGACCGCATGTCCGTCCCCGGTGCCCTGATCTTCGGGACGACGAACCCCGACAACCCCGGGCACTGGCTACGGAAAGAGTGGCTGCTCAGGGCCGACGAACTCGGCATCCGTACCTGGCATTTCACCCTCGACGACAACCCCGCGCTCTCGGCCGAGTACGTGGCCCGCATGAAGAAGGCGTTCGTCGGACTCTGGTACCGGCGGTACATCCTCGGCCACTGGGTGCAGAGTGAGGGTGCGATCTATGAGTGCTTCGACGCGAAGAAGCACGTCGTCTCGACGCTCCCCCGCATCGACCGTTGGCTGTGCGACGCGATCGACTACGGCACGGTCAACCCGTACGCCGACGTCCTGATCGGCCTGGGCGCGGACCGGAAGCTGTACGTCGTCTCCGAGTACCGGTACGACTCCCGCCGCGAGCGGAAGCAGATGACGGACGCCGAGTACTCCAAGGCCCGCCGGACCTGGCTCGCGAAGGTTCCACAGCCGGGTACGAACATGCTCGGCGTGGCCCCGGAGTTCACGGTCGTCGACCCGTCCGCCAGCTCGTACATCGAGCAGCTGCACCGCGACCGCGTGCTCGGTGTCACCCAGGCCGACAACTCCGTTCTCGACGGCATCCGTACGGTGTCCTCGCTGCTGTCGACCGACGACCTGTTCATCCACGAGTCCGCCGCCGGTCTGATTGACGAAATGCCGGGCTACAGCTGGGATGACGAGGCGGCGGAGCGCGGCGAGGACAAGCCGATCAAGCAGGACGACCACAGCGTTGACGCGCTCAGGTACGGCATCCGGACGACTGAGTCCCTGTGGCGGCCGTACCTACCAACCCGCCTGGAGGTCGCAGCGTGATCGCCTGGTGGTCGTGGCTGCTCACCGCAGTCGGCGTGACCGGCCTCTACTTCGCCGGCCGGAAGCGTGCCCTCGGCTGGGCCATCGGCCTCGGGGCTCAGCTCCTGTGGGTCGCCTACGCGCTGTCCACCCGGCAGTACGGGTTCCTGGCGTCAGCGCTCGCATACGGCTGGGTGTACGCGAAGAACTTCCGCGCCTGGCACTCCGAGAGGGAGGTGACCGATGCCGCTGCCCACGGGTAACGTTCCCTGGCCTCCGCCAGCACTCGCCCCCGCCCTCGACGCCATGCACGTCTGGGACACCTGGTGGTCCGGTGACCCCGACCGGCTGGAAACCCTCTACGGCGGCAGCAACGGCGGCGGCCCCGACCCCAAGCGGCTCCAGTACGCGGGCGGCGTCGTCGGCAAGCTGGCCCGCTGGTGGTGGGGCACCCCGACCGCGCCCGGAGAACGCCGCACCAAGCTGCACGTCCCGATCGCCGGCGACCTCTGCGGCGGCTCCGCGAACCTGCTGTTTTCCGAGCCGCCGACGTTCACCGTCGACGAGAAGGACACGGCGACGCAGGAGCGTCTTGACGAGCTGGTCGATGACGGCATGCTCGCCACCCTTCAGACCGCGGCCGAGGTCGGCGCCGCGCTGGGCGGTGTGTACCTGCGGCCGGTGTATGACGTCGACATGGCGGACCGGCCGTGGCTCGACGCCGTCCACGCTGACCGCGCCGTCCCGGAGTTCCGCTGGAACCGGCTCGCCGCGGTGACGTTCTGGCGGATCGTCCGCGAAGAGGACGGCCAGGTCTGGCGGCACCTGGAGCGGCACGAGAAGGGTGTCATCGAGCACGCCCTGTACCAGGGCACCAAGTCCAAGCTCGGCCGCATGGTGCCGCTGGAGGACCATCCGACGACCGAAGGCTTCGCCGCGATCGTCACCGATGAGGGCATGGTGGAGACCGGCTACGAGGGCCTGGACGTCTCGTACATCCCCAACGACGTCTCCCGCCGGTGGCGCTGCAGCCCCGAGCTTCAGCACCTCGGGCGGTCCGACCTGGACGGTGTCGAGCCGATCATGGATGCCCTCGACGAGACCTACGCTTCATGGATGCGGGACATCCGTCTCGGCAAGGGCCGCATCGTCGTCCCGAACGCGTACCTCCAGTCCAACGGACCGGGGCGCGGGGCGTCCTGGAACCCGGACCAGGAGGCGTTCGCGGGCATCGACATGCTCGCGCGCGGCGACAGCAATCAGCTGACGGTCGCCCAGTTCGACATCCGCGTCCAGGAGCACCGGGACACCGCTGAGGATCTCGTCAACCAGATCCTGAGGTCGGCCGGCTACTCGGGGCAGACCTTCGGGATCGGCGGGGACGTCGCAATCACCGCGACGGAGACCAACGCCAAGGAACGCCGCAGCATGACGACCCGGGGCCGCAAGATCTTGCGGACCCGGCCGGGCCTCGGCAACGCGGCGCACGCCCTCCTCGCCGTCGACCGGCACGTGTTCGGCACGAAGGTGGTCCCGCAGCGGCCGAACATCGAGTTCTACGACTCGGTGCAGGAGGACCCGCTGTCGCTGGCGAACACGGCCGACGTCCTCAACCGGGCGATGGCGGCGTCCACCGTGACTCGAGTCCGGATGGTCCACCCCGAGTGGGACAAGGACTTGGTCGAGGCTGAGGTGCAGCGGATTCAGGCAGAGACCGGACAGACCGTGCCGGACCCGATGCAGCTGGGCGAGCTGCCGTAGGGGGTGCCCGATGCCGGTGTCCCCGTGGATGGCTGAAGACCTGTCCGCAGGGGTCCGGGACCTGTACGCCGACGCCGAGGAGCGGCTCCTCACGATGATCGCTCGCCGCCTGGCCGACGGCATTGATGCACCACGCTGGCTGGAGGACAAGCTCGCCGACGTCCAGGCCCTACGCCGCGGTGCTCAGGCCGTCGTCGAGGAGCTCGGCCGATCAACTTCTCTGGAGGTTCACGACGCGATCGCCGAGGCGTACAACGTCGGCGCCCGGGCCGGCCTGCTAGAGCTCGGAGTCCTCGACGACACCACGGCCGCCCGGATCGCCGAGCAGACGCCAGGCACCCGCCGGGCGGACCGGCTCGCGATCGAGGCCGTCAGCGTCGTCAGCGAGTCCCACCGTGGCATTCTGCGCGGTGTCGAGGACGTGTACCGCAAGGTGCTTGCCCAGGCCGCGGGTACGCCGCTGCTCGGGGTGGAGACACGTAGGCAGGCCACCCAGACCGCGGTTCAACGGTTCACCCAGAACGGTGTCACCTCGTTCGTCGACCGCTCCGGACGGAATTGGTCGATGACCACCTACGCGGAGATGGCGACGCGGACGGCGATCGGCCGGGCCGCCGTCGAGGCGCACGCCGATCAGCTGACCGCCGCCGGGATCGACCTGGTCATGGTGTCGGAGTCGCCTCACGAGTGCCCGAAGTGCAGGCCCTGGGAGGGGAAGGTCCTGGCGTTGGACGGGCCAGACGGGCGGCGGACAGTGGAGATCGAGCACGCCACAGAGGACGACCGTATGGTCCGTGTGCAGGTGGCTGGCACACTCGACGAAGCCCGCCGGGCGGGCCTCCAGCATCCGAACTGTCGGCACACCACGAGCGCGTACCTGCCTGGCCTGACCAAGCCGCCCAGGAAGGCGGCGAAGGATCCGGACGGGTACGAGGCCACCCAGCGGCAGCGCGAGATCGAGCGGCACATCCGGAAGTACAAGCTCCGCGCGGCGTCCGCCGTGGACCCAGCAGCGAAGCGTGTCGCGGAAGCACGGGTGCGCGCGTGGCAGGGCCAGATGCGCGGCCACCTGGAGGCGCACCCGGAGCTCATGCGGAAGCGGTACCGGGAGCAGCCTGGGGCGAGCAACCTGCCCACCGGCGCGCGGCCGCCGCAGGACGCTGTCGAGGCCGCGCGGATCCGCGCAGGCGACGCACGCACGCCGGCCGAGATGAGCGATGAGCAGCTCGGCGCCGCCATGCGGTCGGGCGCCCTCGACGCGCGGGACTTCGCTCGGGTTGAGGCGGAGGCCGACCGCCGAGACCACATCGCCCTGATGGACCGGGTACGCCCGGGCGGCCAGCTCACCAACGATCTGACCGGCTTCTCCGACGACGAACTGGGGCGAGCCCTGCGGGACGTGCCGTCGGCCGACGCTCTGCGGATCGCCGCGGAGATGGACCGCCGGGACCTGGACGCGGGACTGCCCGGTATCGACCGGACCCTCGTGGGCATGTCGGACGAGCAGCTCGGCATGCGCGCGGCGCAGGCAAGCGGCGAGGACCTGGCCCGCATTGCGGCGGAGGCGGAACGGCGCCAGCTGCTCGCCACGGTGTTCCCGAGCGGGCAGCTCGCCGCGGACCTGTCCGCGGTCGGCGACGAGGTTCTCGGCTGGGCGATGCGCTACGCAGACGCAGAGCAGGCCGCGCGGATCGCCGCAGAACTCGACCGCCGCTACCCGCCGGAGCCGTTGCCGTCCGCGGCCGGCGCACACACGGTCGCGGGACAGCTCGCGGACCGTGCCGCCTTGGACGAGGCCCTCGGCCCGCTGAGCGCGGTCGACGACTGGGCACGCCTGGCCGACGAGCTGCCCGATCCGTACGCCGGGATGACGGCGACGGAGCGGTGGATCGCGGAGCGGGAGGCCGCGCAGGAAGCGGCGCGCTCGGCGTACACGCGCGAGCAGGTCCGGGAGATGTACCGAGAGCACATCTTCTCGCAGCTTCTCGCGGCTGAAGAGGCCACGAACGGCCGCCTGTTGAGCCGGAAGGCGCAGGCGGAAGGCGTCGACCCGACGTCGTTGTTCACAGGTCCGTCACACGTCGCCTACGCGCGTGCCTCGGAAGAGCTGAAACGGTGGTGGGCGGACCATCCGCGCACTACCCTGGCCGAGTACACAGAGATGGTCACCGGCCAGCCCAGCAGTGCGGCTCAGACGGCGCGCAAGGCGGCCAGCGATCAGCAGAACCGACTCTGACCCGGGGGCATCCGTGGGCGAACGTGAGGCACTGGTACGGGCGCTGGACGAGGGCGCCGAGGCCGGCCGCCAGATGGCGGCTGTGACGTCGTGCCCGTACCCCGCTGGTGACCTCCGACGCTCCGCGTGGGTGCGCGGGTACGCGAAGAACCGCCAACTCCCCGACGTCGGCTGACCTCAGCCGCTCCTCCCTTCAGGCCCGCCCTCGTGCGGGCCTTTTTCATGCCCGGATCCCGGGCCCTTCGACGACCGGGACGCCAGGCGCGCCCGGCAGCAGTGCAGCCCCGCCGGGTGCGGGGCTTTCCTACGCGCACCAGGAGTGCACGATGCACAAGCGAACCCTCCCCCGGCTGGCTGGCGCTGGCTGGGTCCACCCCTACGGTCACGGCCCTTTCGCCCCGTGGTACGCCGACGGCGGGGACGGAGACGGCTCCGGATCCAACGACGGCGACGGTGACGACTCGGGCACCGGTGACGACGACGGCCAGGACGACGACGGCGCTGGCGGGACCGGCGGCGACGACGGCCAGGACGACGCGGGCAAGGACAGCAAGCCGAAGCCCAAGCCGCCCGCCAGGAAGGGCGACGGGGAGGACACCGCTACGACGATCGCCCGGCTCCAGAAGGAGCTGAAGACGGCGAACGCGGACGCGGCGAAGGCCCGGACGACCGCGAAGAAGAACGCGGCCGACGAGGCCCGCACGGAGATCGTGCAGGAACTCGGCAAGGCACTCGGCCTGATCAAGGACGACAAGGACACCCCGCCCGACCCGGCCGCGCTGACCGCGAGGATCGAGCAGGCGACCGCCGCGCACCGCGAGACCGCGGTCGAGCTGGCGGTGTACCGAGGCGCCTCGAAGTTCGGCGCCGACCCGGACGCCCTCACCGACAGCCGCGCCTTCCTGAACTCGATCAAGGGCCTGGACCCGTCCGACGAGGGATTCGCGAAGGCAGTACAGGCCGCCATCAAGAAGGCGGTCGACGACAACCCCAAGCTCAAGGCGCAGGCCCCGGCGCCCGCGCGCACATCGGGCGACTTCTCCGGCGGGACCGGAGGACGCCCCAAGGACGATTCGATCGAAGCTCACCGCGAAGCACGCCGGAAGGCGCGCGGCGGCTGAGCCCTCATAGAGAGAGGCTCCCGTGGCCAACACGTTCCTGACCCCCGACATCATCGCCCGCCGGGCTCTGGCGACCCTGTACGAGTCCACGCACATGGCGATGCTCGTCCACCGCGACTACGAGGCCGACTTCGCCGGCCGCGTCGGTGACACGATCACCGTGCGCAAGCCCGCGACGTTCACCGCGACGGAGTTCGACCGCGGCACCGGCATCGTGCCGCAGAACGCCACCGAGACCGGCTTCCCGGTCGTCCTCAACCACTTCCCGGACGTCTCCGTCGCGGTCACGACCGAGCAGCTCACGCTGGAGATCAACGACTTCGGCGAGCAGCTCCTCGACCCGATGATGGAGGCGATGGCCCAGAAGATCGACCGCGATCTCCTGGCCCTGCGCGACGACGTCACCCAGGCCATCGGCGCCGTCGCGGAGAACACCGCCGGGGAGGACTACAACTACCCCGGCGGGGCCTACCCGTGGTCCGACTCCCGCGTCCTCATCGAGGCCGGCCGGGTCCTGGACCAGCAGAACGTGCCGCCGTCGGAGCGGCGCGTGGTCGTCGGTCCGCTGACGAAGTCTCGCTGGGTGGCGGAGCGCACCTGGCGTGAGGCGGACAAGCGGGGTGACACGGAGGGCCTGCGGGAGGCCTCGTTCGGTGGGCGCGTGTCCGGGTTCGACCCGTACATGACGCAGAACGTCACGGACCCGGAGGAGAGCGTCGCTTTCCACAAGACGGCGTTCGCCCTGGTGACCCGGACGCTGGAGGTTCCGCCGGGCGCCCAGGACGCGACGATCATGAACTACAAGGGGTTCGCGCTGCGCGTGGTCTACGACTACGACATCAAGTACAAGCAGACCGTCGTCTCGGTCGACTGCCTGTACGGCACGAAGACCCTCGACGCGAACCGGGCCGTCGTCATCAGCGACGGCACCGGCTCCTAAGCCCGCCTGGGGATGGTGGGTTGCGGGTGAAGGGGGGCGCCGGATGCGAGTTGTCGTGCTCGGCGCCCCCCGGCCGCTCCACCTGAACCGTTGGAAGGACTGCCTCACCGAAGGCGGCACCGAGCTGGGCTGGGACATGTTCCACCTCCCAGCCCGCGGTATTCCCGCCGACGACGTCGTACGGGCGTGCAAGGGTGCGGACCTGCTGATCTGGGCCCGCACCCACGGCCACGACCCGACCGGCGACGTCGCGGCGATGCTGTGCCGGATCGAGGACGCAGGCACGGCCACGGTCGGCTTGCACCTGGATCTGTACTGGGGGATCGGCCGTCGTGAGCGGCAGATCGGTGTGGATCCGTGGTGGTCGTGCCAGTTCGTGTTCACTGCCGACGGAGGCCACCAGGAGCAGTTTCTGCAGCGGGGGGTGAACCACTTCTGGCTGCCTCCGCCGCTCGGCCGCCGCTGGCTCGGCCGCAGCCTCCCGGATCCGCGCCGGTTCCCCGCCCGGGCGGTGTTCGTCGGCGGCTACGTGCCCGACATTCACGGCCAGCACCGCCCCGCTCTCCTCAACTGGGCCCGCCGCAGGTGGGGGCATCGGTTCGTGCAGTACGGCCGTGCGCGGCCCGTGTGGGGGCCGGACCTGGGCACCCTGTACGCCTCGACGGAACTCGTCCTCGGCGACTCCGCCGAAGCTGCCCGGTACTGGTCGGACCGGGTCGTCTGCACGATGGGCCGCGGTGGTCTCCTCGCGCACCCGCGCGTCGAGGGCATGGCCGGACTCGGCTTCACCGACGAGGTCATGCTGCTGTACGACCGCGGGGACTTCCCCGCCCTGGGCCGTCGCATCGACGCGCTCACCGCTGGGCGCCGGCGGGAGATGACGGATGCGGCGATCACGCTGATCGGCGAGCGGCATCTGTGGGAGCACCGGCTTCGAGACGTTGCGGAGGTGGTGTTCGGGTGCGGGTGATCATCGCGTGCGCAGGCTCCCCAGAGAAGTGGGGCAACCACCTCGGGGTGCCGAAGCACCTGGCACCGCTCACCGCACACCACGGGGTGCCACTGCTGTACCGCACCGTCGGCCAGGTCCGCGAGTTCACGGACGACGTCCACGTGACCGCCCCGGCCGGGGACGCCCGGTACCGGGTGCCCGGGGTGACGGTGCACGAGCTGGACGGCGGCGGGCTGTGCGAGTACACGTCCACCCGGCATCTGTGGGCGAAGACCGGCCGTACTGTGCTCCTCCTCGGCGACGTGTACTGGACCGACGCAGCGCTGGAAACAGTCGCCTCGTTCCGGCCGCAGACGTACCGGGTGTTCGGACGGTACGGCCCGTCCAAGGTGACCGGCACCCCGTACGGGGAGATCTTCGCCGCCTCGTGGTGGTCGGGCCAGCACGGGCGGATGGACAAGCGGCTCGCCCACGTCCACAAGGTCCGGGCCACGGGCGTCGTGACGCGGCCGCCGGGCTGGATGCTGCTCCGGGCGTGGCAGGGCACCCCGCTCGGCAAGCACATGGTGAGCCGGGACTGGTTCACCGAGATCGACGACCTCACCGACGACTTCGACACCGTGGCCGACTACCTGCGCCACCCGGCAACCCGAGACGGAGGCTGACCGGTGGCGAACGTCATGCGCGCTCTGCCCGCCCTGCTGAAGAACCTGGGCTACAGGCCGACCGAGCTGGTGCACGTCGGCGCCCACGAGGGCCAAGAAGTCGCGATCTACTACGAGGCCGGCATCCCGAACCTGACGCTCGTCGAGCCGATCCCCGCACTCGCCGCACGGCTTCGGGACAAGCACCCGGACGCCATCGTGCACGAGTGCGCGTGCGGGGCCGCGCCCGGGCGCGAGCAGCTGCACGTGATGGCGCGCTCGAACCTGTCCACCCTCGCGGCCCCGCAGCGCAGGGACCGGGTGGCCGAGACTATCGAGGTCGACGTGCGGCGCCTCGACGAGATCGCACCCCGAGCGGACGCCGCGGTGATCGACGCACAGGGCAGGGAGCTGGACGTCCTCGCCGCAGCCCCCTGGAAGGCGCTGCGCCTTGTCGTCGTCGAGACCTGCACCGTGGCCGACTCCACCATGGCCAGCCCGTACAAAGACGTCGTCGAGCTGATGCAGGCGCACGGCTTCCGCGAAGTGGACCGGTGGGCGCGGGACTACGACTGGCTCAACCGGTGGGCACGCGGCCCGGGCCAGGCCCCGCGCGGCGGTGAGGTGCGGGACGTCGTCTTCTACCGGGAGCCGGTGTGAGCGTCGCCGTGCTGGTGCCGTGGCGCCCCGACGGTGGTCCACGACAGGCTGTGTGGGCGTGCGTGCGGGCCCGGTGGGAGGCGATCCATCCCAGCTGGGAGATCGTCACTGGAGCCTGTCCTGACGGCCTCTGGTCGAAGGGCGTGGCGGTGGCCGATGCGCTGCGGCAGACGACCGCGGACGTGCTGATCGTCGCGGATGCCGACGTGTGGAGCGTCGGGACGCCGTTCGCCGTCGAGGAGGTGCGCGCCGGCCGGGCCCGGTGGGCGATGCCTCACCAGCTCGTACGCCGCCTGACCCCGGAGGCGACGCAGGCGGTCCTGGCGGGTGCCGCGATGTCCGGCCAGCCGACGCAGGAGACCCACCCTGGGACGCCTGGTGGCGGCCTGGTCGTCCTCTCGCGGGACGTCCTCGAAGGCGTCCCCATGGACCCGGCCTTCACCGGCTGGGGCCAGGAAGACCAAGCGTGGGCTCTCGCCCTTCAGACGCTGGCTGGCCCCATGTGGCGCGGCGACTCTGACCTGTTCCACCTGTGGCACCCGCCCGCCCCGCGCCGGTCCCGCGCGGTCGGCTCGGCTGAGTCTCTGGCCCGCTACCGCCGCTACCAGGCCGCCTCCGGGCAGACCGCGCAGATGCGGGCGCTGGTGGCCGAGTTCTGTCCGACCCCGCTGGAGGGATCCCCCATGACGTACAGGTACCGCAACGCGAACACGGGCGACGAGGTCGAGTACCGGCACCGCAACGCCCGGCTGGAGATGCTGCCCAACTGGTCGCGGGTCGCCGCGCCGCAGCCGGTGAAGGCCCCGGAGCCCAAGACCCCGGAACCGCCCGCCCAGGACCCGCCGAGCAGCAGCCCGCCGGCAGAGCCGTCGGCGCGGGACTCCAAAGCCGCCTGGGTGGAGTACGCCACCAGCCGCGCCCAAGACTCCGACGAGGCCGCCGCGATCGCCGCCCTCACCAAGGCCGAACTCATCCACCGCTACGGCCCGAAGGAGGCCTGACCCATGGCGGACATCGTCTTCAATCAGGCGCTGGGCCGCCTCGCCCACTACGCCTCCCTGCCGGCCGCAAGCGACGGCCTGGTCCTGGTCCTCTTGGAAGCGGCTGGTCTCGTGTCGGACGCCACGATGCGGGACTACGACACTCTGGACGCGATCCTCGCGGGCGCGTCCAACGAGCAGACCGACATGGGCCGCAAGGCCCTGGCGTCAGTCACGGTCACGGTCGACGACGCCAACGACCGGGTCGCAATCGACGCCGCCGACGTGACGTGGACCGCGACGAGCGGCAACACCGTGGGCGCCGCGGTCATCTGCTACGACCCCGACATCGGGGCGGGCACGGACGCCGACCTGGTACCGCTGACCAAGCACGACTGCGTGATGACGCCGGACGGCACCGACTTCACGCTGACCGTCAGCGATATCGCGCGGGCCACCTCAGCCGCATAGAGGGGGTGAGCCCGGGTGGCGTTGCTGGAGACGGTGCAGGACAACTTCAACGACAACGCGATCGACGGAACGCTGTGGCCCAACTCCTTCGGGAACATCTCGGAGGTGGGCGGCAGGGCCCGGGTCGCCTGTGACACCGGCTTCAACGCCTACAGCACAGCCCTCACCTACACCCTCCAGGAATCCTCGGTGTATCTGCGCGCGTATTCGCACGCAGGCGGCGGGGCGACGACGGAGGCGTGGGCACAGATCCTGATCAAGAGCAGCACGGGCGGAACCGACTTGGGGTTCGAGCTGCGCATGACCAGTGACGATCTGGTGTGCTTCTCCCGGACTGGCTACTTCGACCCGGGCGAAGTGGCCGTCCCGTACTCGTCGACGGATCACGCATGGCTACGAGTTCGCGAGGCTGGCGGAACGGTCTTCTGGGACACCTCCCCGGACGGCGTCGACTGGACGAACCGGCGGTCGGAGACCAGCCCTTCATGGGTCGGGGATGCGGATCTAGAGTTCCAGCTCATCGCCCACCGCTCCGACGGCGCCGACGACTTCGCCGAGTTCGACAACGTCAACGTCTTCGGCCAGACTCTCGCGCTCGCCCTGGCCGCCGAGGCGGACACCGCCCGCCCGCTCATCTCGGCCAAGACGCGGGCCCTGGGCGTCGCCGCCGGAACCGACGCCGCGCAGCCCCTCAGCCGGCACAAGACCTTCGTGCTCGGCGAGGCCGCCGAGACCAGTACGGCCCGGCCACTCGGTGTCAGCAAACGACTGGCCCTCGGCATCGCTACGGGGAGCGCGACCGCGCGGCCGCTGGTCGGCGGGAAGCGGCTCACGCTCGGTACCGCAGTCGAGACGACTGCCGCACGGCCCCTCGCCACCGTGTTGCAGCGCCCTGCCGAGTCCCTGACTGCGGGTGTCTCCGGCCCGCTTCTGACGGCCGGTGCCAACGGGCCGACCCTGACGACGTCTGTGAGTGGAGGTGGCTGATGCCTGATGTCGGAGACCTCGTCACCGCGTCGCTGACTGTGGATCCCTACGACAACACGACGGATGCGGTGCTGGTGGTGACGCTGCCGGACGGCACCACGGTGAGCCCGCCTGTGACGGGGTCGGGTGGCGGGCAGACGTGGACGGCGCCGGTCACGTACACCCAGGCCGGTGTGTGGCTGCTGCGGTGGACGGTCACTGGGACCGGGGCGAGCGTCGAGAACCAGCGGGTCTCCGTGGCACCCACCCCGGGCGCCGGGCTGACGGGCCGGGTCTACGCGACCACAACGCAGCTCGCCAACTACCTCCAGGCGGCGCCCCCGCTGGACGCGGCCCGGCTGCTGCTGGAGGCGTCCCGGCTCCTGGACCGAGACTTCCTGATCCCGGCCGTGTACGACGTCGACGACGACGGTCTGCCGACCGACGCGGAAGTGGCGGCGGCGTTCGCGGAAGCGGTGTGCGCGCAGGTGGAGTTCTGGGAGGAGGTCGGCCCAGAGACCGACATCTCCGGCCCGCTGGAGGGTGTGACGATCGGCTCGGTGAGTCTCCAGTACGGTGCGGGCGACAACCGGTCGGGGCCGTCGTACTACGCGCCGAAGCTGGCGCGCGCGCTTGCCTCGCTGCCGTCGTCGAAGTTCCGGTTGACCGTGTCCACGGGGTGCTACTGATGGGTAGCATCCCGCCGCGCTTCATGATCCATGAGATCACCGTCGAGCCGCCCGCGGGCGAGTCGAGCCGAGGCCCGTTGTACGGGATGCCGACCACAGTGAAGTGCCTCCTCGACGAGCAGACCCGTGCCGTGCGGACGCCTGGTGGTGAGCAGGTCACGTCCACGTCGACCGCCTATGCCGGCCTCGGTGAGAACGTGCCGCCGCTGTCGCGGGTGACGCTGCCGGACGGTCGGGTCACGAAGGTCATCCAGACCAAGCGGCGCGACGGCAAGAAGCTCGGTACCCCCAACCACCTGGAAATCCAGCTCGAATAGGGAGTGCCCGTGGCCGCACGCTTCCAGCTCGACTTCAACGGGGCGACCGTCGCACGGGAGCTGCGTGCCGCAGCCTCGCGTGGCCTGGTGCTCGCTGCCGAGCACGTCCTCACCGAGGCTCAGGCCGTCGTGCCGCTCGACGAGGGCTACCTCCAGAGCACGGGCACGGCCAGCGTCGACGAAGGCACACTCACGGCGGCAGTGTCGTACGACGGCCCGTACGCGGTCCGCCAGCACGAAGAGCTGGACTACCGGCACGCGCCCGGCCGGCAGGCGAAGTACCTCGAAGGGCCGCTCAATGCCGCCCGCTCCGAGGTCGCCGCGATCATCGCGGCGCAGCTGAGGCGGGCGATGCGATGAGCACCACCCACGACGCCGACCTCCTCCAGGGCGTCGCCGAACTCCTCGACGCCGAGAACGTCGGCACCTACGACCCCAGCGGCGCACTGCCGGCCGGGGCCACGGGGATCGTGCTCGGCAAGGTCCCAGACAGCCCAGACCGGGCAATCGGCCTGACCCCGTACCCGGTGTCGGACGACGACTCCACGGACACCGTGACCGGCATCCAGGCGCGCATGCGAGCGGGCACGGACCCGGTCGACGTCGTCCAGCTGGCGAACGACGTGTTCACCGTCCTGCACAACCGGCGCTCGTACGACGCACACGACGTGCGGGTGGAGATCTCCTGGCGCAACAGCCAGACGTGGATCGGCCAGGACACCCAGGGCCGCATGGAGCTGGTCGCCAACTACTACTTCCGGACGATCCGGTCCGGGCCCCACCTGATCGACTAGGAGGACCGCATGTCCACTCCCATCGAGGAGAACGAGCTCGCACGCGAGTGGCGGGTCGACGTCAACATGGGCACGGAAGAGGTGCCTGACTGGCAGCTGTGCCCCGGCGTCCGCGAGTTCCAGCACACGGCCCCGCCGAACATCGAGGACTCCAGCGACTACGACTCCGACGGGTGGGCGGGCAACACCAAGACCGCGCAGTCGTGGGCCCTGGAGATGACCATCCGCCGCAAGGCGAACAAGACCGTCAAGGTGTTCCACCCGGTGCACGAGGCGATCCGGCTGGCTGCGGACGCGTACGGCGAGGCGAACCTGGTGCACCTGCGCTGGTACAACCGTGAGGGCCTGCCGGAGGCGTACGAGGGCAAGGCCATCCCGGAGTGGGAGCCTCAGGGTGGCGAGTACACCGCGCTCGGCGAGGTCGCCGTCAACTTCACCGGCGACGGGCCGCGCACGACGATCGACAACCCGCTCGCGGGCAGCTGATGGCCGCGCAGTTCGAAGCGCTCGGCGATTTCCTCGACGACTGGCTTGAGCTGCCGGTGCGCGGCAAGGACGGGCAGACACGTACGTACCGCATCCCGTCACCGCCCGCTGAGGACGGTCTTCGCGTCGAGGAGATCACCAAGGCGGCAGCGCGGCTCTTCCTGAACGGCGTCTCGCCGGACGAGGAACTCCTCGACGACGACGAGGAGCGGGACCTGTATCGCCTGGTCCTTGGCTCGATGCATGACGAGATCCTCGCGGACGTGAGCTGGACGCGGTTCCGGCACGTGGCTCTCACGACGATGGTGTGGATCGTCCAGGACCGCGACTCCGCCGCCAAGTACTGGTCTGCGGGCGGCGACCCTTCTCGCCTCGCCCCGAACCGGGCGGCCCGTCGGCAGCCGAAGTCTCAGCGCTCGGCATCGGCTGCGGCGAGTACGACCCGGTCACGGGGCTCTACGAATGGTACGAAGGCGGGCTCCCGCCAGCGCGGTCGCAAGGGGGCCGGCGGCGCAGGCCGCGGGTAACCCGGACCGATCTCCTGGAGCAGTGGCCTCAGATCGAGGCCGACTTCCAGGAGACGTACGGCCTCGACCTGAACACCCCTGGCCTCCTTCGCGCCCGGTCGTGGCGCTGGTTCCTCACCCGCCTGTACGGGCTGCTCTCCGCAGAGTCCCGTATCAGCCGGCACTTCGCTCCTCCGGAGCCCAAACCACGGAGGAGGTAGCGCTGTGGCGCTCGTCGTTGGTGAACTCACCGGTGTCATCACCCTCGACGACACGGGGGTGGATCCTGCCCTGCGCCGTGCCGAGCGCGCGATGCGGGACACCGGTGAGCAGATGGGCGACGACGCCGAACGGGCCGGTCGGCAGGCGGGGGAGAACCTCGGCGAGGGTCTCGTGCGGGGCGCCGACGGGCGGCTGCGGGACATCAACGGCAGGTTCGTCAGGGCGGTCCGCCAGGCGGGCGACGACGCCACGACCGCCGCCCGTTCCGAGGGCGAGAACACGGGCGAGGCTTTCGGGGACGGTCTCAGCGAAGGCGCCGAGCAAGGGGGTGACAACGCCTCCGCCGCAGCGGTGAACGGCCTGGAGAAGCTCAAGACGGCGGCGGCTGGCATCGGTCTGGCCGCTGGTGCTGTGCTGATGGCGTCCATGGCGCAGGCCATGGAGCAGTCGAGGATCACCGGACGCTTGGGCGCGCAGCTCGGCGCCACCCCGGCGGAGGCTCAGAAGTACGGAAAGATCGCTGGCGCTCTGTACTCGAAGGCGATCACGGAGGACTTCCAGGGCGCGGCCGACGCGATCTCGGCGACGATGCGTGCCGGCCTCCTGCCTCCGGACGCGACGAACGCACAGATCGAGTCCATCGCCACCAAGGTCTCCGACCTGGCGACCACCTTCGAACTCGACCTCGGCCAGGCGGCGAACGCCGTCGGCCAGATCCTGAAGACCGGGCTCGCGCGGGACGGCGGCGAGGCGCTCGACGTCCTCACCCGCGGACTTCAGGTGATGGGCCCGCGCGCGGACGACATCGCCGACACCTTCAACGAGTACTCGACGATCTTCCGGCAGCTGGGTATCTCCGCCGAGGACGCGACCGGGATCATGTCGCAGGGCCTGAAGGCCGGCGCCCGGGACACCGACGTGGTCGCGGACTCGCTGAAGGAACTGGTCCTGATCACGCAGGGCGGCGGCGCCGAGGTCGACGCCGCCTTCTCGAAGATCGGCTTGTCCGGCAAGGAGATGCAGGCGGCATTCTCCGAGGGCGGCCCGGCGGCCGAGGAAGCGCTGGACAAGATTTTCGACGGGCTCCGCAAGATCAAGGATCCCGCCGACCGATCAGCCCTCGCTCTGGCCCTGTTCGGGACCAAGTCCGAGGACATGCAGAAGGCGCTGTTCTCCATCGACCCGTCGAAGGCGGTGGAAAGCCTCGGTGAGGTAGGCGGCGCGGCCGACGAGATGGGCGACACCCTTCGCGACAACGCGGGCACGAAGCTGGAGGCCTTCAAGCGGGGGATGCAGCAGAACCTCGTGGACTTCCTCGGCGGGGCCGTCATCCCCGGTCTGGAGGGATTCCGCAGCAAGGTCGGCGGCGTGTTCGGCCGGATGTGGGCGGAGGCCGGGAAGGGCAGCGAGGGCACGGCCGACCGGATCATCAGCTTCTTCGGGCTGCTGGCGCAGAAGGTCGGCCAGAAGCTGGTGGAGCAGGTGCCGAAGGCGATCGAGGGGCTGATGAATTTCGGCGGGAAGATCGCCGATTTCGTCGCCGCGAACCCGGAGAAGGTGCTGAAGATCGGGCTGATCGCGGCAGCGATCACCCTCGCTATCGTTGCTCTGCCGATCACGGTGGGGGCCGCGCTGTCGGCGGCCGTCGCCATGATCATGATCGGGTTCGTACGGAACCTGATCACCGGCCTCAACGACAACCTGCCGAAGTGGTGGCAGGGCTTCAGGGACTGGGTCTCCGCCAAGGCCGGTGAGGCGGGAACGATGTTCTCGGCCGTCGGCCTCGCCATCGGGGTCTGGTTCGGGGGCCTGTGGTCCCGCTACATCGGCGGCCCCGTCTCGCGCGCCTGGTCCTCGTTCATCACCAGCGTGCGCGCGTTGCCCGGCCGCACACTGGCCGCGCTGGCCGCGCTCGGCTCCATCCTCGCCACCACCGCCGGGAACGCGTGGCAGCGGTTCAAGGACGGCTCGGTCCGCAAGGGCACCGAGTTCCTCAGCTGGGTACGAGGCCTACCCGGGCGGGCGAAGTCGGCGCTCGGCAACGTCGGCAGCATCCTGCTGGCCGCCGGCGGCAGCCTGATCCAGGGCTTCATCAACGGCATCAAGGCGAAGATCGGCAGCGTTCGCAGTGCCGCGTCGTCGGTCGTCAGCGCTGCCCGGGACTACTTCCCGTTCAGCCCCGCGAGGAAAGGTCCGTTCTCCGGCCGTGGGTACAGCACGTACTCCGGGCAGGCGCTGATCTCGGACTTCGCGAAGAGCATCAAGGCCAATACCGGTCAGGTCGGCCGGGCCCTGGCCGGCATGCCCGGCATGCCCGACGCGATGGCGGACTCCTCCTTGGGGGCCCTCGCTGCCACCCCGACCCCCGGCGAGCTGGCTGCGGCCAGGACGGCTGGTGGCGCGGGCGCAGGCGGTACGCGTCCGGGCCAGGTCGTGACGCTGCGGGGCGGCGACGCGTGGGGCGACATGGTCATCGAGACGATCCGTGACCGCGTCGGTATCGGCGGCGGCGACGTCCAGCTCTACCTCAGCCCGAGGAGGTGACCGTGGCATTCCCTGAAGACCCGCTCGGCCTGAAGATCGAGATCCGGCCCGGCACGGCGTGGACAGACATCACCGTCCGATGCAAGACAGACGATCCGGTCGTCCACTCGCGCGGGATCCGCAACAAGGGCACAAGCGCGGAGCCCGCCTCCGCCCCTCTGAAGATCAACAACAAGGACGGAGTGTTCTCCCCGCGCAACCCCATGAGCCCCTACTACGGGCAGCTCAGCCTCAACACCCCCGTCAGGTTGTGGATCCCCGGCGGTGACCACTTCCTCGACCTCGACGGCAACCCCGACAACTACGCCTCCACCCCCGACCACGCCAGCCTCGACATCACCGGCGACATCGACCTGCGGTGGGAGGGCGAGGCCAACTGGTACGGGCCAGGCGCGCGGATGCTGATCGGAAAGTGGGGCGAGAGTGGGCAGCGCTCGTACCACATGCGCTTGCAGGACGGCGCTCTCTACATGCAGGTCCAGCGCGACGCCAGCGCCTTCGTGTGGGCCGCCTGGTCCCTGCCAGTGCTGCCCGACCGGGCAGCACTACGCACGGTCCTCGACGCCGACAACGGCGCCGGAAGCTGGTCGATCAGCCACTATTGGGCGCCGACCATCGCCGGGCCATGGACGCAGATCGAGGACACGCTCACCGGCACGTCCAGCCCAGTCACCGCGCACATCAGCACGGCGCCCCTAACAATCGCCCCGAACCACCTGGCCGCCACCCCGCCCCGCCAAGCCGTGGACGGCAAGGTCTACAGAGCCGAGGTGCGGGGTGCCAGCCTCGTCGCGAGCCCGGACTTCACCGCCCAGCCGCTCGGCGCGACGTCGTTCGCAGACTCGTCCGGCCGCACGTGGTCCTTCGCCGGAGGCGCGGCGGTCGCGGACCGGCAGGAGATCTTCACCGGGGAGATCGCGAACTGGCCGCAACGCTGGGTGCCCTCGGGCGCACTGGTGTGGACCCGCGTACAGGCGGCGGGAATCCTGCGGCGCCTCGGCCAGGGGAAGAGGCCTCTCGATAGCACCTTGCGCCGCCGCATCCCCTCCGGTAGCCCTGATGCGTACTGGCCGTTCGAGGAGGACAACCTCGCCTCGCGCGCCTACTCGCCCGTCGAAGGCGTCTCACCAGCGGCGGTGACCGGCGTGGAGTGGGCATCGGTGGACACCCTGCCGTCGTCGAAGGCCCTCCCCCGACTCACGGCCGCCGCGACTCTGTCGGCGATCGTGCCCGGCACCGCCAACGACGGCGAATGGCAGGTCGAGTTCGTCTACAACGCCGACGACAAGGCACCCGTGGCCAACACCGAAGTCGTGAGCATCTCCACCACCGGCACCGTGCGGCGCTGGTCCCTGAACCTGCGCAACGGTGCGGGCACGGTGTTCGGCTACGACGCCTCGGGCACAGCCATCGTGAACCAGAGTGTGGCGCTGGGCGGCGACGTGTTCCACGGCTGGGTACGCCTGAGGTTCTACGTCAGCGAGGACTCCGGGACCGTGACCTGGGGCATGTTCTTCCAGGACCCCGGCGGCGACGCGGGCGGCATCAGCCGCACCGTCGCAGGCGCTTCCGGCCGGGTAACCGCCGTCACCGCGAACTGGGGTGCTGCTACCGAGGGGTGGGCGTTCGGCCACCTGTCGGTTCTGCCAGAGGCGGCGTCGACGTTGTACAGCGGCAGTGACCGGGCTTACTCGGGCGAGACGGCCTGGGAGCGGATGCTGCGTCTGGCTGGTGAGGAGGGCCTCCCGATGGGCCGGGTTCCGGGCCAGTTGGCGCCGGAGCGGGTCGGGCCGCAGCGCACGGAGACCCTGCTGAAGGTGCTCGCGGACGCAGCCGCGGCCGATGGCGGGATGCTGCTGGAGGACCGCAGACGGCTCGGCCTGGTGTACCGGGATCGGTCTTCCATGTACACGCAGGAGCCGGCGCTCACGCTGACGTACGGGGCGCCGGGGCTGTCGCTGCCGCTGGAGCCGGACGACGAGGCGGATGTCGTTCGCAACGACCGCACGGTCAAACGCGATGGCGGCTCCGAGGGGCGCGCGGTCCTGCGCGAGGGCAAGCTGTCCGTGCAGGATCCGCCGAATGGGATCGGCCTGTACGACGACTCCGTCCCCTTGGCGCTCGCCGACGACATCCAGACGGAGCCGATCGCGTACTGGCGGCTGCATCACGGCACGTACGACGGTGCCCGCTACCCGTCCGTACGTGTGCTTCTGCACCGGGCTCCGGCGCTGATCCCGGCCGTGCTCGCGCTGCGCGAGGGCGACCTGATCCGCATCACCGGCCTGCCCCCGTGGGTGGCGTACGGGGACATCGACCTGATCGTCACCGGCTGGTCGGAGACCCTGCTGCCCCGCACGTGGGAGATCACGTTCACGTGCGAGCCCGGGGGCCCCTGGGATCTGGCCACGGTCAACATGATCCACGAGGGCTTCGAGGACGAGACGTACGACGTCACCCTGACCGCCGGCGGCACTCTGCCGTGGACGCGGACGAGCGCACAGGCCCGCTCGGGCACGTACTCGCTGCGCTCCGGGGCGATCGGCAACAACCAGACGTCCGACGTGACCGTCACCGTCCCATCGGGGGCGACCTCGCTGTCCTTCTGGTACCGGACGTCCTCCGAGGCCAGCGGGCCGGGCTTCGAGGGCGACCGGCTTCTGGTCCTCGTCGACGGCGTCCAGGTCCTGCGCGCCCAGGGCACCACAGGGTGGACGAAGTTCACGACGGACGTCACCGGCAAGACGGCAGTCCTCTTCCGGTACGCCAAGGACAACTCCGCCTCGTCCGGCGAGGACGCGGTCTACATCGACGACCTGCGCATCCTCCTCGGCTCCTACGCCCCCACCAAGGCCAGGACCGACGGCAGCCAGCTTGCCGACGGGGTGGATGCGGACGACACGACGCTGTCCGTCGAGGTCACGGCCGGACCGCGGTGGACAACCGACCTGAACGAGATGCCGATCCGAATCGACGTCGGCGGCGAGCACATGGACGTCACGGCGATCAGCGACCCGTACGAGGGCGTGCAGGAGTTCGCCGTCGTCCGGGCCCTCAACGGGGTCGTCAAGGCCCACGACGCGGGCACGCCCGTCACCATCGCTCGCCGCGCGCCCGCGTCCCTGTAGCAGGAAGAGGAGGACTTGTGGCGACACCGGTTGAAGAGTGGCTCGTCGGGATGGACGTCACGGCCGGCCGTCTGGAGGCAATGAACCAGCGCTCCAGCTTCATGGTGACGAACTTCGGCGCGGACAGCAGCGGCACCGTGGACGCCTCACCGGGTATCCAGGCGGCGCTCGATGCGGCCCGGGACCTAGACGGCGCGCAGGTCCTGGTGCCGCCTGGGGTGTACCTGATCGGCGCGACCCTGCGGATCTACACCAACACCCGATTGACGCTCATGGCGGGCGCGGAGTTCCGCCGCAACGTCGCCGCCACGATGATCATCAACGGGGACGCGGGCCAGGACCTTGCCGGCTACACCGGTCACAGCAACATCGTGATCGAGGGTGGCCTGTGGAACATGAGGGGGACGACCAGCGGCCTGACCGCGAGCGCGATGTGCATCTCGATCGGGCACGCCACCGACATCGTGATCAGGGATTTGGAGGTCCGCGATCTCCCCGGCTATCACGCGATCGAGCTGAACTCGACCTCCCACGGCCTGATCAGCAACTGCCGGTTCCGCGGCTACGTCGACCCGGGCGGCCGGGACTTCTCCGAGGCCGTCCAACTCGACCTCGCCAAGAGCTCGGCGGTGTTCGGCGGGTTCGGTCCGTACGACCACACCCCGACCGAAGACGTCCTGATCATCGGCTGCCACTTCGGCGCCTCCGGCACCGCTGGCACCACCGCGTGGCCGCGCGGCATCGGCTCCCACTCCGCAACGATCACCCGCTGGCACCGCCGCATCCGCATCCTCGGCAACAGCTTCGAGGGGATCCTCCAGTACGCCGTCTCGGCCTACAACTGGGAAGACGTCACAGTCGTCGGCAACACCTTCCTGGACTGCGGCTCCGGCGTACGCGTGCGCACGGTGATCGTCGCCGACACCGAGGACACCAAGGACCCCGACGGCACGCAGACTTCGGCGTCGCAGAACCTGCGGAACATCGTCATTGCCGCGAACTCCTTCCGGGGTGGCCTCGCCTACGACGAGCCGATCATCTGCCTCGGCGAGACCACCGGCACCGTCCTCAACGTCGCGATCACCGGCAACGCGATCGACGGCTCCACCTCCAGCCAGGGCGGCATCCGCCTCCAGGAGTGCAGCCGGATCACCGTCGGCGACAACACGATCAACAACGTCGACGGAACCGGCATCAGCACCGAGGACTGCAACACCCTCACGATCACCGGGAATAACGTCTACAACTCAGGCGCCCACGGAATCACCCTCGTCGACATCACCAACACCAACGTCGTCGGCAACCAGGTCAGGGAGTCCGGAGAGAACGGAATCCTGGTGCAGGGCGGACAGTTCGTGCACCTGCGGGACAACTTCATCCGTTCCCCGGGCCGGGACACGAACAACACCTTCTACGGCATCCGCCTGTCCACGTCTGCGGACAGCGTGAACCTCTCCGGCAACAAGGTCCGCCCGCACGGTTCCGGCAACGAGGCCGCGTACGCGATGTCTGCGACGAACACCGTGACCACGCTCTCCCGGTACGGCAACGACTGGAGGGGCACGTACGCGACGTCCCAGCTCAACGACCTGTCCACCACGCCGAACACCACAGCAACCGACCTCACCTGACCCGGGAGGACCTATGAGTCTCACCATCCGTGCCGAGGGCCTGCTGGCGGATGTCGTCGCGCTGGTCGAGGCGGCCGACAACCACGGCGACACCGAGCAGGCCGAGGCCGTCCGCGCCTTCGTCCTGGCCGAACTGGAGGCGTGGCCGACCGGCCCGGGCGCCCCGAACGGGGTGCTCGTCGAGACAGCCGGCCACCACGACGACACCAGCCGGAACGTGACGATCGTCATCCGGCCCATGCGGGTCGGCGCCCCGGAGGACTGACCCGCCCCGCCCCGTACGCCCCGCGCCGACCGGCCCGGGGCTTCTTCATGCCCTGGAGGCGCTCATGCCCGCAGAGATCCATCCCGCGACCGCCGCGATGCTCCGGAACTTCCGCTACGACCACCTGCCCCAGCACCTCCAGGAGGTCAGCAAGCCGTTCCACGACCTCGCGCAGCGGCTCGCCGAGACGCTGTCCGGGCCGGAGGTCACCAAGGCGCTCGACGACCTGTGGAAGTCGAAGAACTGGGCGGTCCTGGCCGCATCCAACGCTGACCGGGAGGGGACGCCCGCGCCCGTGATTCCGGCCATCGGTGACAGGGTCCTCTACAGACTGACCGGGGGCGACGTCGCCCACATCAATCCGTGGCGCGCGGACTTCCACCGCAACGGGGCGGCCGAGTCCCGGCTGGGCTTCGTCGGCCACATCGGCAACGCCGTCCAGGAGGGCGATGTGTTCCCGGCCATCGTGGTGCGCGTCTTCGACGAGGGCACGGCGACGTGCAACTTGAAGGTGCTGCTCGACGGCTCCGACACGTACTGGGCAACGTCCCGAGCCGAAGGCGACGACCCGGGCCGCTGGTCTCGGAAGGGCGGCGCCTGATGTCCTGGTACCCGGGCGCTACCCGGATGGAGTTGCTCCCGGAGGCCCAGCAGCAGCCTGCCATCCGGCCCACTCAGCTGATCTTCCACAGCATCGTCGCCCCGTGGACACCGCGGCGTACGTATGAGTTCTGGCGGGACAGCACGGCGCTTGAGTCGCATTTCGGCCTGGGGTACGGCGGCGACCTCGCCCAGTACCTGACGACCACGACTCGCGCCGACGCCAACGCTGGCGCGAACCGCAGGGCCGACGGCACCGGCGCAATCTCGGTGGAGACCGCCTCCAACACGAAGGCCAGCGACCCGTGGACGGACGAACAGCTCGCCGAGCTGATCGCTCTCGGCGTCTGGGCCCACGTTGAGCACGGCATCCCCGTCCGTGTCTGCCGCAGCTCGGACGATCCGGGGATCGGCTTCCACAGCCTGTACCGGGCCTGGTCGACGTCGGGCACGGCTTGCCCGGGAGCCGCGCGGATCGCTCAGTTCCACGACGTGGTCATGCCCGGTATCGCTGCAGCGGTGGCCGGCACGAAGCCCGGGGGCGGCACGCACACGGTGCGGCCCGGGGAGACGCTGTACTCGATCGCCGGACAGTACCGCGGCATGACGTGGCAGCAGCTGGCCGCCGCGAACAGCCTGCGTGCGCCGTACACGATCGTCCCGGGCCAGGTCCTCGCCGTGCCCGGCCGGGTGACCGCGCCGACGACGCCGCCCGTGCGGCCGGTGGTGGACCTGTCCGAGCTGGCGAAGGCCGCCCGCACCGATCCGCCCAAGGCCGGGGCCCCGGTGTCGTATCCGGAGACACAGCTCGTCGAGCTCGGCCTGGTCGCTCAGCAGCTGCTCGCGCGGCCCTTGGCGGAAGGGCACTTCGGCTCCGCCACGGTGACCGCCTACGCGGCGTGGCAGCGGCGCCTCGGCTACACCCGCGCGGCGGCCGACGGAATCCCCGGCAAGGCGTCGCTGGTCAAGCTCGGCCAGCGGTACGGCTTCGACGTGAAGGAGTGACCCATGAAGGACTCGACGAAGCGCACCTCGCGCACCGTCCTCCAGACAGCCCTCGGCATCGCTGTGCTGCTGCCGCTCATCGTGGAAGAGTCGGGGATCCCGGCGACGCTGCCGTGGGTCGCGGTCGCCCTGGCGGTGGCCGGCGGATTCGCCCGGGTGATGGCGGTACCGGGCGTCCAGGCCCTGCTGCCCGGCTGGCTCCGCACGGATGACGGGGCCCGCGAGTGACGCCGCCGGAGTCCACGTCGATCGCGCTGGAGCTGGCCGAGCTGCGGCGTGCCGTAGACGTCGGGAACGCGACCACCCAGGGGCAGCTAGCGCTTCTGGTGCAGCGTACGGACCAGACCGATCAGAAGCTCGCCGATCACGAGCAGCGCCTCGACACGTTGGAGCGCAACCGGTGGCCGCTGCCGACAGTGACCGCGCTGACGGCTCTCGGAGCCCTCGGTGTGGCCGTCTGGCAGGCCACTGGCCACTGA